TTGCATACGGCAGTCGGGACTTGACTGCTATTCGCCGCGCCTACCAGTTTCTCCCTTGCGGGAAGCGTTGCCCCTATGGGGCGCCAACTGGGATTACGGTCAGGCTCATTGGCTTTGCCCATTGTAACCGATGGGCGCGGGTTTGTCAATCTCCTTCTTCCTCGTTTTCCTCGTCTATCGGGAACATCTCCCGCTCCTCGTCCGTGGCGTACTGCTCTCGGGTTGCGAGTGCGAGGTCGCCAAGAATGCAGAGGAACGCAGCCTCGGCAGAGTTGATCGGGTGTTCGATGCCCTTGTCCTTCTCCTCCTGAACGAGCAACGCCAGACCCTTGAGAGAGGAGAGAACGACCATCCGCAGGTCAGTCCGCTTGTACCAATGCGGCTCCATCAGCATCACGGTGTAGAGGGCTTCAAGGATCTGCCCAGGCTTGGGCTTGATCGTCCCCATCACGGGCTTGGGATCGTTGAAGAAGTTGCCGAACTTGTTGGTGGGGTTACTCATTGTTGCTCCGAACGCTTTCGTTGAAGGTGTTGAACAGGGTGATGCAGAAGTCGTACTCCTCCTGCGTGACATCTTCCGGTTGGCTGATTGCCTTGAGTGCTGCGAGTGCCATTCCCATCTTGAGAAGGCTATCCTCGTCCTCGTACCACAGGGGATTCTCCGTCACGAATGCGTAGATCTCGTTCAGGAGATCGGAGATGTCACAAGTGGTTGGCTTGTTGGGGCGGTGCTTGCTCATGCGGGTATTGTAGCAGGTTCGGGGGCGGAAATCAAGTCCACGGCGTAGAAATGTTTAACTTGTTTTGCGAGGCGGATGAAGAAGTCAACCTGCTGCCTTCTGGCTCCCTCCGGAAACTCCACCATGTAGATGAAGTTGTCGATTCCGGAGGTGTGGTTCACCTCAAGGGTGACGATCATGCTTGCATCGTTAGGGAAGGCGAGAGACAGAGCATGGAGGAGGCTCCCAGTACACTTCTTGTACCTGCGGGTAGTCCATCCACGGTTCACGGTTCCAGGGAACGCTGCTTCTACCTTGACGATCATCCGAAGTCCTCCTCGTCAACGAAGTCCTCGGAATCGAAGTCATCCATCTCGGGGACATCCCGATCAAGGTCAACCTCGCTGCCGCTGTAGTCATCGGCATCGTAGTCACCCGCCATGCGACGAGCCTCGTCCTCGGAGTAGCCCTCGGACATCAGTTCTGCCACGAAGTCCTCCTCGCTGTAGCCATCGGCGTAGGGGAGAGTTTCGTTGTCGTATTCACCGGGGTCGCTGTTGTAAGGAAGGTAGGTCATGCGCGGATTGTATCATGCCGTCCGGTGGGTGTCAAGTGGTAAAGCAAATATTTTTTCAGATTGTCCGGGCTACTATCAAATCGCGGAAAAAACGCGATTTGATAGTTGTCAAATAAACATGACCCGCCCTAAAGAGGGACGGGTCAGAGGTTTTGAAAGGCACAGTCATCCTTTCGTGCTAGAACGCCTTGCAACGCGCCCTAGTTTGCGACCCAGTATCCGGTCAAGGTCGGGGACTGTATTTAATTGGGGAACGCAGCGGCGTGAGCCATGAAAATCTGCTCCACCACCTCGTTGATGTCCTTTCCGTTTGGACTGCGGCACTTGTTGTAGTACGAGATGGAGTCATCGTCTAGGTTGTCGATGAACTCAATCGCGTTCTTGCCCGTGAGTTCCTGAATCACGCTCACGATGAGCAGACGCTCCGGGAGGCTGAACCAAGCAGGAGGAAGGCTCACGGCAACCTCACAGAAGGCGAGAGAGCAGTTGACCTCATCCGGCTGATCCTTGATCTCCTTGATCGTGGACGCGCAGACCATCAGGGAGCGAACGAGGTCATCAACGATGGGCAGACGCTTGGGGGTAGTGCTGTTCATGGCGGTATTGTACCGAACTGTGGTGCGAGTGTCAAGAGGCAAAAGCCATGTTTTCTGCGGCACGGCTGAATTCCATGCAGCTGCGGACATTGTCCTTGTGAAAGCGAATCCAGTCACCCTTCTTGATGTCGAACCCGGTGATGTAGTCGGGGTTCTCACCACGGACAAACTTCGGGTGCTTGTCCTTTGGAATGACGATCATGTTCCGGGTGATCTGACGGTCAACGGCGAGGGTGCCGTCCACCTTTAGGAACGAGACTCGCACAGTCTCCCCGTTGGAGAGGGCCGTACGAATGAGTTTCGCGAGTGATTCGGTTGCGTTCATTTTTTTTCTTTCTTGTTGGGGGTCGGGTGGAGGGCGGAGACAACAAGTCATCCGCCCCCCTAGCACCACCCTTTAGTCGTGTTCGTTGTGGAGGGCGTCGTCCATTGCCTTGAAGGAGGCGATCTCGCGCTGAATTTCGTGCATCCACAATGCCACCCACTCGGGGTCATCGCGGCGGCGCATCTGCTGCACGGCGTACTCCACATTCCTCATGCAGCCGGAGAGGTAGCCGTAGGCGTAGGCGTAGCGGTCGGAAACTCCGCTGGGGATCATCTTGACGGTCTTGGTGGTGCTCATGTCGGTATTGTATCAGTTTGGGGTGCGAAAGTCAAGGGGGAGGAGAGAATATTTTTTTTATTCTCTCCTCCCCCTCCTGGTCACTTGACTGCCCACGCCGTCAGGGTCGCCCGATCCGTGGGGGTGATGTCGAGCAGACCCTTCTCGCCCATCCAGAGGACGTACTGGGCGTAGACGCGAACCTTGTTGCCCTTGAAGCCCAGTTCCCGCTTGATGATGCTGTAGCAGGAAGGAGCCTTTCCGGTCAGGCGCATGTTGTGCTTGATCTCGGACTCCAGACCGATGCGGAGGGTGTGGGCGCGGAAGGCGTTGATCTGTGCGGGGGTGTCAAGGACGATGGTGGAGGAGGTGCTCATGCGCGTATTGTACCGCGCAGGTGGCGTCCTGTCAAGGGGTAGGGTGGAAAAAATAAAAAATAATCCGTCCGTCCCGTCTACTATCAAATTTGGCCGCTTAAAGCCAAATTTGATAGTTGTCCAATAATAACCTAGCCCCGAACGAATCGGGGCAGGGACGAATCCTTTTCGGTTATTTCCCAGCCTCCGCCCTTAGTCCGCCTTGCCCCGGACGATGATCCACAGCAGAGCCTGAAGCGTGGCAGGTGCCATGTTCACGGTCGGCGTACCCGCGATGGCGGTGATCGCGTCCGCGATGGCACGGTACTCGGTCGCGTTCGGCGCGTCCTTGCACAGACCCGCAGCGCGGCACATCCACACATCCACCACGACCGCGTTAGGATCACCCGCGATAGCACGGGCGAACGCATTCGTCTTCAGACCGCGCAGACCGTTGAAGCCTTCCACGATGCAGCGATCCGCCGCAGCGACATGGGAGCGAAGACCCTTCGGGGCGATCCCCTGCGCGTACTGCGTCGCCTTTGCCTTGTTGTGCGCCCAAGTAACGCGGGGCGAGAACGCGGAGACAACGGACGCGGCGACTTCCATGTTCCATCCGGTCATCGGGCGCAGCGAGTTAGCGAAGCCCTGCGCCTCGGAGTACCAACGCTCGGCAGCGTGGAGGTCGAAGAGCGTAGCCTGGGCGAGAAGCCCGATGAAAGATTCGGTGGCGCGGTTGCGGACGGTGAGGTAACGGTGGGTGGTGGTGCTGTTCATGCCCGAATTGTACCAGACGCCGCCCGTCCAGTCAACCCCCAGCGGCGAGAATATTCTAATATTTCTTCGCGTCCGGTAACAACTATCAGCGTGGCCCTCCCACGCTGATAGTAGCTTAAAACAACCTAGCCCCGAACGAATCGGGGCAGGGAACGAATCCTCTTCGGCTGTTACTGGCACCACCCAGTTATTTCATACCCCGGTAGTACTCTTCGTCCGCCATGTCGGTGAGCCGCCACAACAGAACACCAAAGCCGCAGAAGGCAAGGCAGACCGTGGCGCGGATGTAGTCGCCGTTGTAGGCAAGCCCGAAGGCAAGGAACGCGGAGAGGATGACGCAGAGAACGGAGACGATGGAAGCGATGCGGAGAGTGGTGCTCATGGGTGGATTGTACCAGACTCCGCCTACGCTGTCAAGGGGTAGGAACAAAGAAAAAAATATTCTACGAAGGGCTTGACAAGGAAGGCGAGGCATGGTATCATACCGCCATGCACAACAGCACCACCCACAACCACGAACACGAACACTTCCCCTGCCAGTGCCACCGCCCGGAGTACGCCTACGATGATCGCCCGTGCCCCTCCTGCGAGGAGCAGGAGGAGCGGGAGCGCGAGGCGAAGCGCGAGGCCAAGCCCACGGGTTCCCGTGAGAACCGATGGGAGATCGCCGGGTACGGCGAGGAGCGCAAGGCGCAGGATGACGCGGAGCGCGATGCCGACAACCAAGCGTTCAGCGATGCGGCTAGCCGGATGAGCCGCGAGGACTGGGACGCAGACAACGACTGGCTAGCGAGCGCGGGATGGGGCGAGATGTAAAGCCCACCGCCTACCCCTTAGCCACACCACCCAAAAATTTGGGTGGTGTTTTACTTTGAGGGTTGACATACACGCAGGTATCTGGTATCATACGCGTATGGACAGCACCACCCACATCGAAGAAACCACCCGCCCCGTTGAGATTCGTCTCGCCAAGCGCAACGCGAATCCGGACGAAGAAAGGGAATACGCCGAGGCCCCAGAGGAGGACACCTACTGGGACTGGTACTGGGGCCAGTAACCCCAGCCCACCAGATGCCCCCGCCGAAGGCGGGGGCATCTTTGTTTTCAAAGTTATTTGAAAAAATTATTTTAGTTATTTTAGCGGTGTCCGAGTAGTAATTTGGGTCCCATCTGGCGGCGTCCGATAAAAACGGCTAGCTCCCCGTCCCTCTCAAATTTTCTCAAATTTTTTCAAATATCCTTGATGGTCTAAAAATTTTTTGGCCACCCCCCTCCACCCCAAACCTTAAAATACATGGTATGCCCTAAAAAAATTTTGGGCCCCCGGAAGGAGCCCAAAAGTTTATTCGAAAAATTTTAAAGTATTATGTTATCCTACAGCGGGGGGTTTACGAGGCCAAGTATCAGGTGGAATACTTCTTGGATCACCGGGTGGGGCATCGGGCCACCATCCATCCCAACCTGGAGGGGGGTCACTATCATGTTCCCAGACAGGGTAAGGAGGCAGAGTAGGCAGAGTCGGGTATTCATGATCAATTATTCCGCCAGGATGTCGCCAATCTTGTGGCCAAACTGATGGCCGAATTGGTGGCCGAGCTGGTTCCCAATAAGGATTCCCGGGCACATACAAAGGACCGCCTGGTTTATCTTGAACTGGAAATTGGGTGGGGGTATCACTTTCATTTAACAATTTTCTTGTAAAAGAAAGCTTATTCACTTTATGTTGTAATTGTTCACATAAATTTTTGTAATAGTTTGTCAAATAATCCATGAGAATATTTAGATAGATTTATTCGTATAAAAATTATCTGTTTGCTTGGCGACGGGCGTTTCTTGCGTCGAAGCTGATTTCGCCGCGTTCGCTCATTGGCTTCTTGAGTTCTGCGCCGTGCTGTGCGATTTCTTTCTTTACTCTCTTTGCGCCTGCGCCACGTACATTGTGTCCTCTTTCCCTTGGTTCGTGCATGATCTCGTTTGAACGAATTTCCATTGGCTCTGCGCCGATTTTGGCTGCATTGCGGTAGTCATCCATGTCATGCTCTTTTTGTGGGTAGAAGGTGATCGTTCTTTCGGTTTTGGCACCCTTGCCTGATGCGAGTCTGCCGACGATGATACTGTCACCTCCCTCGTCGCGTTCGATGTCATCTACATCTACCATGACGGTTCCCCGTCTGGCCTCTGCGATCATTTGTTCCAGATAATTTAGTTTATTTTGAAGTTGCTCGCAGAGATTTTTGTAATAGTTTGTCAAATAATCCATAAGAATATTTAGATAGATATATTGTTATAAAAATTTTAACAAAAAATTTGGGTCCCTTTTGGGGACCCTTATTTTTTGTTTTTGAATTATTGAATAATAATCACATATTTGGATGTGGTTCAATATAATTTATTCTTCCGCCTACTTGGTGCATGCCAATTTGTGGAGTGTAGCGTCCACCGTGTCGTACGGGGAATGGTAGTGGTTGACCATTATTTGCTTGGGCTGTATAATACTGCCACTGGCTTTGAATGTCCCAGTATATTTCTGGATTATTGTATTGACCAGCTCTGCTTATTGCTCCCAACAATTGTGCGCAGAAATTGTCCCAAGCATCTGCTACTGATCCCCAAGTCCCACCATTTGATTGAAGCCCTCCCCAATATTCGGCAAGGAACCAGTTTGGAACTGGTCCGTTTCTTAATTTTTGCCATTGATTATAAAGACCTTGCCAGTTAGTTGGTGTGATCCACAAACCATTATCTTGAAATTCTTTTCTGGATGTTATTGGTGCAGTATCACCAATACCCTCTATGTCTGGACCAACTGGTGGCATATCAGATTCTAATAAAACTTTTTGCAAAATGTTTATTTTGTTTTGCAGTTGTTCCGATAAATTTTTGTAATGATTTGTTAGGTAGTCCATAAATTTATTTAATATTGTGCCGAACCAACATGAGGATAATCTTGCATTGGTCTTTCTGGGAATACATCTGGTCCCAGCATTGATTGTCTCATATACATTCCGCTTGAACGCTTTCTTAGCTCTGGATCTTCTGAAGCCAGTTGTATATCAATATCTTCGATATTTTGTCCAATTTGTTGTGCGCTTGAAAGAGCAGCTTGTTGCTGTAGACCAGCAGCACCTACTTGTTTGCTCATTGGACCATATTTGCGAGCACTATCTGAAGCTCTTTGACCCATTTCCGTGGCAGTTGAAAGAAGCCGTTCTCTTCTTTCGCCTTGCTTTATACCTTCTTTTGCAAGAAGTTCTGGCTTTCCGGTCTTTAAAGCTTTCTTTAGTCCAGCCTCAGAAAGATATCTTTCAAGAATATCAATTCTTTTTTGATACTTTTCACAAAGATTTTTGTAATAATATTCTTCGTATTTCATGTTGTTATATATTATGGCGCAGGAACGGTTGGTGCATTTGCAAAAGGAAGTCCCATACCGGGATTCCATTGCCACGGTGGTGTGGGTGGGAATGAAGTTGCTCCTGGTAGATAATAGTTTGTAAAGAATGGAGCAAACTCTCCGTTGTACCACGGGTATGTTTTTATTCCATATTGTTCTTGGAAATAATTAAATACAGATTGTGCTGCAGCGTTAGAAGCATTTTGGTTTGGCGATTGACTGCCTGCTTGAACCATTGATTGTATGCAATTATATGCAATTTGTTTCATTTCTTCTGTAAAAAGAATATCGCCATTTGGCAAAAATTGATAATTGTAGCCATCACCAAACAACCCAACCATAAAATCTTGCATTCCTGCATTCCAAAATGCATTATTATTCCAATATTGGTATAGTGCATTTATCCAACTTGCCCAATTATTCCAAGGAGCATTTGCGTAACCACTATTATAAAAATTAGTTTTCCAAACTTGTGCATTGTTGTTCCATTGCATTAATTGTGGTCTTACGCTATCACCTGCGGATTCCACACCACCAACAAATCTATAATTTGGATCGCCTTCAAGAGTACCAGGACCCTGCCCTGGCATTAATTGAACTGGTGAAGCAACTTCATTTAAAGTTAAATAAAGTTTGTTACATTTTTGTTGAAGCTCTTCAGCTAAATTTTTATAATATTTTGTCAAATAATCCATGAAAGTATTTATAAAACAAAATATATAAAAACTTTAAGGTATTACTGCTATACCATCTCCTGAAGAAGAATCATTACCGGAAGAAGATGGGGGAGGTGGTGGAATCACATTCCAAGGCAATCCCGTCAAAGGATCGATACCGCTGTTTTGGTAGATGGAATCATTGTATACAGGTGCATCAATTCTTTGAAAAGCAGTTGCATTACCTGAGCCTACTTCTTGCAAACCTGGTAAATTATTTAAAATTATTTGTCCAGATTCAGCAGTTATATACATAGCACCTCCGACACCAACAACCAATACTCCCAAAGCCGCTAAATATGGAATCCATTCAAGAGGAATTGGTGCCAATCCTTGCAATACTCTCAATAAAAGTGGTCCTTCAGCAGTACCCACTGTACCAAGTAACCACTGTATGGCTGGATGCATTTCGCCCTGTGTCGTATTTTGATTATTTGTATTATTAAACCAGTCGTATGGATGAAAACCTATACCATAATCATTTATAAGTTCAAGTGCTTGTCCGACACCAGAAGGAGGAGGTGGTGGCGGATCACCATAAAACACAAAATCCCCTTCCACCATCCAAGGGGTTTTTGGTTTTAGAGGTCTTGGATCTGGTGTATCATCTAATAATTTTTCAAGAAGAATTTTTGAAATAGTATTATTAATGTCGGATTGATAAAAAAGCATTTTAGTTAGTATATTTAGTTGGGGTTATAATCTGGTGGTTGAATTCCCCAAGGATTTCCCGGTAGCTCCGGATTTATCATGCGCCATACTCCTGGATTATCAGGAGTAAATTCTCCAGCATAATCTATCCAATATGGTACACCTTCTGGGTAATCTGGTGTTGGTGCCCCTAAAGTCCAGAATAAATGTGGTGGTCCATGACTATCTACAAATACACCTTGTGGTAATGCTTGTCCTTCCCAAGTAGTTAAAAATCTTGATCGGTCTAAGCCCAATAAAGTGTGTGCTTCTGCTTGGTGGCTATACACAGGAAATTCTTTTGGTGGCAACCAGTAGCCATTATATTGTCCACCCGGTTTACGAAATATAAGAGGGTTATGACTAAAATTTGATCCCGGGCCACGGGGTGCTCTCTCTACTCCACGTTCACTTGAGCCTAATCTAGGGCGATCTGCTGGGGGATCACCATAACCAAACATTCTTCTATACCAATCTGGCATTCGTTCACCAGCGAACCACTGTGAAAGTCTATTTTTTCCACCCCACCAACTTGGTGGTGGTGGGTTAGGCATCATTAAATTAGCAGAAGAGCTAGTACTGTTGACTGCGGAATCATAATTAATTCCAAATTCTCTATCATTTATTGACGAATATGCTTCTTTTAAATATTTTTTAATAAAAATTTTTGAAATAGTATTATTAATGTCGGATTGATAAAAAAGCATTTTAGTATTTTAGTTCGGATTTTGTAAAAATATTCCCCAAGGATTCAAATATCCCGGACTACCTTGACTTGCCATCTGCCAAACTCCCATATTCTCAGCGCCTCCATTCATATCCAACCAATATGGTACACCTTGTGGATATTGTGGTGTTGGTGCGCCTAAAGTCCAAAGCCAATATGGTGGTTGAGTATCTGCAAATACACCCTGTGGTAAGTCTTGTCCATCCAAAGTAGTTACATATCTTGAACGGTCTAAGTTAAATATAGTGTGCACTGATGATTGATGGCTATATACAGGAAATTCTTTTGGTGGCTTGTACCAGCCGTTATAAAATCCACTGCTTTTCTGTCCTGCTCCAGGATAATGATTAAAATTTGATCCCGGGCCACGGGGTGCTTTTTCTACATCTACTCCACGTTCATTTGGGCCTACTTTGGGGCGATCTGCAGGTGCTGGGGAGAAATCATTAGTATTACCAAACATTTTTCTATACCAATCTGGCATATTTTCGAAATTCCATGAAATTCTATTTTTTCCACCCCACCAACTTGGTGGTGGTGGGCTAGGCATCATTAAATTAGCAGAAGAGCTAGTATTGTTAACTGCGGAATCATAATTAATCCCAAATTCTCTATCGTTTAATGACGAAGTTGCTTCTTCTAAATATTTTTTAAGTTTTATATTTTTTTTATTTAAAAAATCACATCTTTTTTTATATATTTCTTCGAATTTAAAAAGATTTTGTTCTTGCAATTTTTTTATTGCATTGTCATATGGGTTTATAAAAATATTTGATTGATCGTTGAATGGATTTATCATTTGATTTTATTTTATTTGTTATGAGTAGTATTGACTATCTGTTGCCATAGAAGAAACTCTTCTTCTTTTTTGGCTAGATTTCCATTTTGAATGCTCTTTAAAATGTCTTGTATATAAATTTTTTTGTTGATGCCATCTCTCTGTATCAATATTCCACTCTTGGCGTTCTTCAGGACTTATTTTACCATCACCATCTTTATCGTAAAATCCTATACCTGGTGGAGTATTGATATCACAACCAGCGTCCTCACACCAATAAAAATAATCAATTGGACTTGGTGGAATGGATGGATCACGTGGTCCTTGCATATCCGGTATACCGATTGGTGCCCCTTCTTGAGGAATTGGTTCTTGGGCCAAACCACCGCCAGCAACATTTATACCACTTTCAGCAACCTCGTTTAAATAATTTTGTAAAATAATAATTTTTTGTTGGTATTTTTCACAAATATTTTTATAATAATTTAGAAGGTAATTCATAAAAATATTTATAATCTTATGTTTTTAGAAGTTTTGCCTAAAACTTCAATATCTAATTGAGGGTTTGTTATGCTGCTTATTAAATTGTTAAAAACTTTATATCCTGAATAAATTGAGCTTTCAGGAGATGGTGTGGCTGTACTCAAAGCTGGAGAAGCAAGAGATGGTGTTGGTGACGATGATCCAATAGTTGAAACTGTTTTGCCTTTTATAAGTTTATCAAAAGCACTTTCCTTTCCAGCTGGTGACCCTAAAGAAGTACTGAGCTGTGGTGTTGGCAAACTTGGAGTAGTAGTAGAAGTTTGTGGATTACTTAAAATTTGAGTTTGATAAATTTCTTGTTGTTTTTGATTAAGTAAATCAGACAATCTTTCTTTTTCTTCTGGGTTATTTACAGTTAATTTTTTTTGTTGAACTAGATCTTTTTTTTCTTTTCTTAGCGAATCCAAATAATTTTTAATAGAAGGATTGTTTGCTGTTCCTTCTGGGCCGATACCAAGATCTTCATTTAACAAAAAGTCTTTAAATTTGAGCATGTAATTATTTATCTGTCTGAGGTTTCTTAAAAATACTAATTGCTGAAGTTAAAATTCCTTTTGCGGAATCTACGGCATCAGAAATTTCAAAACCAGCTCCCTTTTCGACACCAAATTTTCCTTTTGGACAAGATAACGTTGGCATGTAAAGTTTGGTTGACAAGGCGGCTCTTTCGGAACCAACACTACAGCCGCATCCACCCTTACACCATCCAACAGAATCGTGAGCCGTTGTTCCATTTTTTAATAGAACATCGTTTACTTTAAAGGGGCAACTCATACATATTTCTTTTCTCTTTTCAAAGTTGCTATTTGATATTTTGCCCTGTGTGGCTTGTGATGATTCTGCTTTTAGATATGAAACTGCTTTATCTAAAAATGATTTTTCATTTAATATTTTTTCTTCTTGTTCTTTTTTTTGCTTTGCAAACTTCTCTTGTATTTCTTGCAATTTTTTTGATTGTGCTTCTAAAGTTTGTCTTACATTTTCATTAATATTAACAAACTCTTTTCTTTTATAATTTTCCATAGTTTCACTTTTAATTGGTTTTCTTTCTTTGCAATCTTTGCATTTTTTATAATCTGGAGAGTCTACAAGATTTAATTTGCAAACAGGATTGCAATTATCTTTTGCTTCCCAATGTTCACAATTTATAACTGGAAGATTGATTCCCTTTTCTTTGCAAGTAACTACTTTTGGTAAAACTAAAGTTGTATTATTTTGATAGCTCATAAAATTTAAATAAAGTTTTTAAAAAATAAACAATGATCCTATTTGTGTAGTGCAAACATCACTTGGAATTGGTGAAGAAATTATAGTGCAACCTTGAAAAGGAGTGCATGGAGGATATTGGCAATCTGGTGGTTGATCTAAATTGCAGCAAGCATCGTCTCCATTTGTAGAACAACTACCAGAACTTGTGCATTGTTGATTTTCACAAAAAGTACAATAATCTCCAATGCTATTAATGCTTGTGCACTCTATTTCATTGTCCGAACAATTTGTGTTAATTGTACAACATTTTCCTGTATACCCTTCAAGATCTGGTTTTCTATAAACACAATCAGATCTTTTGTATAATATACAGTCTTGCGGACCTATTTGTTCATTAAAGGGTGCGCAAGCTTGAAAATTTGGGTTTTCTCCATCACCAGAAATTGTTGTAAATTCCCAACGAGTCCCATTTGCCCACTCAGGATAACTCACAGCTTCGTTACTTTTATATTGAACAAATATATTGCCTTTTGTTTCAGACAATACAAAATTATAGCAGTCATCAGCACTGCCTCCCAATTGGGTATCGCAGACTGGGTTGCTTTTTACAAGAACGCATGCTTCGTATTTTTTTGATTTAAATTTAATTGTAGCTTTTACACCACCATTGTAAAGAGAATATTCTATTTCAAAAATATCACCGGGTCTCTTTTTAAATTCTTCGCATACATTACAATTCATTCTTCTTTCACCAAACCAGGCCAAATCATCTAAAACAGTTGCATAAGCAAATCCACCCACACAGGCATTTATATATGCAGCTGCATCAGAGGCTGAAGAACTAGCTAAGTCCAAGCAGAGAAGACATGCAGTTAAACGATACCCATTTATTGTTATTTGTTCTTCACCACATAAAGAAGTTTGTATAGATTTTTCTTCTAATTTTATAAGTTGTGTTGCTTTTGCTAAAGCTTCTACAGGTGTCAAACCGGCAAACAAGCAAGGATTTAAAGTAATTTCCATTGCTGTGCCTTCATAATAATCTTCACCATTATTGGCTGTAGATTCTTGTATCAAAACACACATCCAGGTTTCCCAAGATTTTTCTTCTTTTATTAAATCGGTTGCACTGCAGCGCAATACAGTTTGTGTTTGTTCTTTTATACATCCACAATCTTTACAAGTTTGTGACTGAATCCAATTATCAGGTGGGCAACTATTTCTTTCAATTTTTGATTTATAACCAATAAAAGTACCTGCAAATTGACATTCACCGGGAATTACATCGCAAGGATTTAATGGCGGTACTTGTATTTTGCTTACTGTTGATGTATTTGGATTTAAAAGTAGATTGCCTGCTCTATATAAATTTGTTTCAAAGAATGAAAACAATTTTTTAAATGTGGCGAAGGCTTTTTTTGTCAAAAGAATGGGATCGCCAGAACAAGGATCTGTACACTCACCACATTGTTGTGGATTTGTTGGTCCACAATTTGGTATACTTGGATCTATTGTATAGCAACCAGTTATTTCACATATAGAAGGTTGTGTGCATTTTTGAAAACTAAAAGTATTATCATCAAGAGGAAGTGGTTGGGCTGTTTCTTCTGGACATGTTTCACAAGAATTTGGACCTGATCCATATAGATCTCTTGAACAAACTATACCACCTGTGTGAGTAAATGTAATAGGAGCGTTTATTCCTTCGGGATCCTGTTCTTCATATGGTCGGCTTACAATTACTCTGCATACACAATCTTGATCTGGATTTTTATTGCATTCGCCACCAGGTCCAGTTTGCGTCTGCTCACAAAGCAATTGTCTCAACTCTTCAATTTCTAATGATGGTGGATCACTAAAATATTGTAAATCGCTTCCCAAATTTATTTTATTTTCATCATTAATGCCATCAGAATAATTGAAAAGCCCATTTACGGTTTCTGATCCAAATCTGCTCCAACCAAATGCTGGAATGCAGAGATAATAAAATTGGGAATCGGGATCTACCGCTATAAATGGACTATCTGTAGAAACTTGTGAACGGCATATAGATTTATACTTTGGTGGTGTTTCTACATTTTGACAATAACATCCATATACATTTCCATCTTGATCTACAGAATTTGAACAGTTTGATGAATTTTCTGGAAAACAAATTCTTTCACCGATAAAAATATCACAGCAACTTGTTACTGAGGATAGATCCATACCATATGATAAGTATAGATTTTTGAAAAAATTTCTTGAATCTGAATAATTTGCAAAATTATATTGTGTTGAAACGTACCATTTTACATCTGTTGGTATTCCATTAGCAATATAATCATTTTCACATCCTACGCTGCAATAATAATGATTTGCAGTTGGATCACCATAAATATCCTCTTCCCATGGCAATAAAATATACCTTGCTCCGTTTAAAACAAAAGAAGTTTTTACATAACCTGCTCCCGCAGCAAAGATATTATTATAGTCTGGTAAAGAAAGTGTCTGGGCAATTATAAGATTATATTGTCCTTCTGTTAAACAAATATAGTTTAACCCATTTGAAAAATAACCAGTAGAATTATCAATATTTGATACTTGGCTTTCAAAACAAGGACACCACCTTGTTCTGTGATATTCTGCTGCTTGGGCGTTTCCTCCGTTATACAATGAAGTATATACAGTATCTAAATTTTCTATAAATCTTCCAGGTCTATTAGCACCCAAACCAGCATCCATTGTTTTACTAAAAAACGGACTACAGCGACTACCGGGACCTCTGAATGTCCCATCGAATCCGTTGTCAATTGGTTTATTAGAAAATATATCAGCTACGGTAGAAGCTCCTCCGCCCCCAGAACTATTTGAACCTCCACCACCGCCACCAAAAACCCCTGAGCCTCCACCTCCACCAACTACACTAACTGGAAACGATGGTGGAGGACTGAATCTAAATCCAAGGCCACCAATTCTAAATCCGCCCCCAAATCCTCCAGCACCGCCGCCCAATCCAGGCGCAGTGCTTGATGCTGAACCTCCGCCAAACAGACCATCACCAGCCTCTCCATCCGAAACGCCACCATGTCCACCATATCTGGTATTTGTATCTATATCTGCTCCCGCACCGCCACCAGAACCAACAACATATTGGCCACCTGCTTGTAAAGATTGAACGCTATCACCATAAGCAGCCGCACCTCCTCCCCATCCAGCAAATCCAAACCCAGGGCCACCACCATATAATGGTGTGGTATTTCTAAAATCAAAATGCGGACCACCGGTGCCACCAGCACCAACAAATAGTGACATTGAATTTAATTTACTTTCACTAAATGGAATTACATTAAAATCAATATAAGCAGCATTGCCGCCAAATGAATCAAATGGTGCGCCACCGCCACCACCTTTTAACATAAATTTAATTTTTCTTGATGGATCTTTTTCTATTACAAGTAAACTGTTTCCAGAATCTAATCCGGTTACTCTATAAGGAAAATCAGGTTCATCGCCAAGACCAAAAATTCTAGAATTACTTGGAAAAGAATCATAAACATTATGTATTTTTGGTTGCTCGTAAAACTCTGTTTCATATTCGAAACATCTTACAGCAATATAATGTTTTACATTTGAATTTTCTTCTTTACAGCAGCAACCTTTTTTAGTCATTAAAACCTCGGCACTCTTTATTTATAGACGAATTAGACCCTCGTCGGTAGTATAATAAATTTTATGAAAAGTTTCACTGCACCACTTTTCACAGACCGGACAAGGTTTTGAATTTCTAAAATTGCCAAATCTATTAAATCTAAAATTCAAAAGAATAAGTTTTTTATCCAAAAGACTTTTTGGTATCTTGCGAAATGCATCAAGTTCGGAATGCATTTCAGCACAACGATATCCCAGACGAACACTCTCTGGATGAGTTTTAAATATATTTTGACCGATTGCAATAATTTTACGCTTGTAGATGACAAGAGAAATGTGCTTCTTTTGTCTTTCCATGGCCATAGAAAGAGGCTTGGCTATGGGTATGTAATTTTGCATTACGGTCTCAATGTTCATTAATACGTCAGCTTCAGTTTAGGCGGGTTGTTCGTAGGAGAAGGATCAAGCTTATTACTTGGGGTCACGATACCTTGATTCAAACTTGCATCATATTGTTCTTTTAGTTCATCTAGAGGATCTAGAATAAATGCAACATAAGTTTTTGGAATTGTCACGCCCTTGGATGCTTTAGTATACATCAACCAAGGCATAAGTCCAATTTGTCCACGTTGCATTGGTACAAGAATAGCAGGATCTTTGAGAATATAAGAGGTTTCAGTTTCTTCAAAGCGAGCTAAAATTTCTTCATTTGAATTGAGTCTAAATACTTTTACGTTCATTGTAATCCTTTTGTTATATACAATATACTCCAACAAATCAAAATAACAAATATAAACACATAAAAAATGTCATTTATATGACATTTATAAAATTTTTAAAAGGGAAGGTACTCTTCGGACAGAGAAAAAACTTTTTTTGAAAACCACTCAGGTTCCTCAGAGTAGTTCCACTTCGCAAAACGCACCTTCTCGTTGATATAGTATTTGCGATAAGCAACCACAGCATTTTCATCTTTATACTGATCTGGCATCGCCTGTGCAAATGGTGTAATTTTACCTTTAGCAATATTCAATGGCGGATCATAAAGTTCATCCATAAGCATTTGTTCCATTGCATGAACTTTATTATATCGGCGGGTATATTCTTTGCACAAAGCATATGCATGTCTCCAAAGCCAAATATAATTTGATCTTGTTTCACGCGTCCATATAGTACATGGATGATTTACCATAGTTGCTTTGCAAATATTTTTCTTAGTACAAATATAAGTTTTGTACTTGCGCTTACCTGTATTTACGTACAAGGAATCCCCGTCAAGCACATGATGTGCGGTTGAAAGCAACTGACAGGATTCAAGAATCATTTTAACTACATGCTTATCACACATCATGCGAGCGGACGTAGCGGCGTCATTGTCAAGTACAAAGATGTTCATAGATTTCTACTATATACCCAGTTCTGCATTTGTCAAAAAGAAACAACTCCCTTTCGGGAGTTGTCGGACAAGAGATGCTATCTCCTGTGGGGTTAATATATTTATATTTCGTTGTGTTCAAATACCGTATTAATTGTTCGATTTACTTTAACCAAAGTTCCATTAGAATATAGTTCAGTTAAATTAAATGATCCAACATAAGAACAGGCAGATCTAATACCACCAAAAATATCTTGGATTGTATTTTTTACAGGACCTCTATAAGGAACTTCAACAGTTCTGCCCTCAGAAGCTCTATAATCTGATAGACCTCCATTATATTTTTCATTTGCTGTTTTGCTGCTCATTCCATAATGAATCATTTTTAGTTCACCGTGATCTCCGTGGCGGATTTCTCCACCACATTCATCATGACCTGCAAAAACTCCTCCGGCCATTACAAATGCAGATCCAGCGATGTAAGATTTAGCAAAATCACCAGGGTATATAATACCACCGTCAGCAACGATCCCAATACCTAATGCTTCGGCTATTGGTGCACACTCTAGTACCGCAGAGAGCTGTGGATACCCCACCCCTGCGACTCTGCGTGTCAGACACATCGACCCCGAACCAATTCCCACTTTTACGAGGTCTGCTCCAGCTAGTGACAATGCCTCTACCCCCTCTGGGGTTACTACATTCCCTACAATCAAAATTGAAGTTGGCCATTTTTCTCTTACTTTCTTTGTAAAATTGTGAAACTCAACCATGTAACCATTGGCTACATCTAGACAAACAAATGTTGGATCTTTTATATTTGCGGTATCTACAAACAATTTACTATCAGCGTCCAAACCCAGCGTAAGTGAAACATATTTTTCTTTTTCTGGATAGCTGGTTGCAAAACTAGAATAGTAATCACCACCTTTTTTAAGGCAAGTAATCATTTTGTATTCAGATAAAGCCAATGCCATATTATGCGTACCAACAGTAGACATGTTAGCAGCCATTATGGGTACACCGCTCCAAGAAGAGCCACATTTAAAAGTGGTAGTCGCTTCTAAACTAACTTCTTTTCTGGATTTTACTTTTGATGTTTTTGGAACAATCAAAACATCAGAATAATCTAGTTTTGGTTCGTAGTTTACAATCATCGTACAAACTATGTCACACAAAAAGAATTAGTCAATTATTTTTATTGAACTCTTCTATTTTTTTAATAGCATCTCTCAAAGACAACATTTTTTCTGCTAATTCTTTTGAAGATAGTCTATCTCTTAAATAATTTTCATAATTAGAAATTATTAATTTAGATTCACGAAAAAGTATTGCGTAAAGATGGTCTTTTTTTGATGAAGGAGTTTCCACATTAATATTTATCTAACGTCACTAGTATCATCTCTAATAAATCTTGTCATGTTAGACATATAAAATGAAGACCAACCTTTTTTTACAATATTCCAAACTAAAACTCTTTCTCCCTGTAATCCAGCAAAAGCAGATAAACGAGTTCTTAATTCATTTTGTGGTACATGTGCACCAGAAAGTGACACAACTAATCTATCAATACTTCCATTTTTTTGGAAATAATCTATTGTGCAAACTCCATCTATTAATTCTAAAACAGTTTCAGTCTGTGAAATAAATGAAGATTTGTAAAATGAGTCTTTTGTTATAATTTCTACTTCTGCTAAGTAGTCGCTAGTAGGATCGTAAATTTTATTTTCAATTAAAAAATTATTCATTTCCAAATAATTTTCGGCAGATCCATAAATTCCTCTGAGATATTTGTTAAACTCAACATCTTTTTGGGTTATATTTTTATATTTGTTTTTTCTATATTCTGAACTTAAATAATCTTCTTCTTTTTTTCCTTCTTTTTTATTAACATCAAATAAATTGCTTTGTAAAAAAGAAGTTTCTAGTTCTTCTACTAAATTTGTTTCTAATTGTTGATTTAATGGTTTATTTAATAGTGGATCTAGTGGAGGATATTTTTCCTCCATGTTGATTGGATCTAAAAACCCATCGTCATCATTTGGATTTTTTTGGAATACACTCATTAAATTTTAATCAAAAAATTATCTTTATTTGTTTTTATTTCTTTTATTTTTATTTCTTTTAAAAATTTATAAAAATAGTTTTTTGGAAATTCTTTTGGTATATAAACAAAAACATCATGAAATGGAGTTTTTTTAATTTCTTCTATTTCTTTAAATAAAGTTTTTATTTCGTTTTCTAAATTTTTATTTTCAGGCTTTAAAAGTATTTCAGTTTCTTTTAAATTATTTGTTTTAATCACCATGATTTTGAAGTTGGTTTAAAGTCGCCCAACAAAAAAGACCTTGCATCTTCAGGTTTTGCATTTTGCTGTGGAACTACATTTGGAGCAAACTTTTGATAATTTTCACTTAAAGGTGATGGTTTGTTTTTATATTTTTTTTGCAATTCGCGAATTGTATCTTCTAATTTTTTCATTATGCACTGTATCCTTTAAAAATTGCATCTCTAATATCACTATTGAGCTTTCTTGAAAGCAATCCTACAACATCACCTTGTAAATGAGATGGTACATTAGTTTTTATTAATCTGCCCAATTCAATTGCGTATTCTTTTGTGTCTGGGGGATATTGAATTGATGTGACAGAATCAATTAAATTTTCTAATGCTTTTACAATTTCTGATTTAATCGGTATTGATTGATCTGATAAAACCCTACCAATAATATTGTCCATCGAAGCTTTGGTACTAATTGGTGTAATTTTTGAATCAGCAAAACCGTGACCAAAATTGCCTTCAACTAAAGTTATGGTTTGCAACACGTTCTTAAATTGTTTATTGTTTAATCGCATGTAATTATTTATCATAAATAGTATTGTTATGTCATGCATAAAAATAATATTAAACTTTCAAAATGAATTAAGACTCCATCACTGGGGTACACAATCTTATCCAGCACACCAAGCATTGGGTAAAGCATATGAAGCCATAGATGATCTTTTAGATACCTTTACTGAAACCTATATTGGTGTTTATGGGAGAGGTGAGATTTATAATATAAAACAATTAGAATTTAATGGACCGGAAGACATTGATCCTAAAACAATTTTAGATTCTTTTGAAGATTATTTGATAAATGGTTTACCAAAAGAAATTGATGAACATCAAACAGCTCTTTTGAATATAAGAGATGAGATACTGGCAACAGTCCAAAAAACAAAGTATCTATTGACTTTGAAATGAAAAACAAAAAGAAAATAATAAACAAAAAAAGAAAACCTACAGAAAACTACAGTTATTATTTTGCAGCGCACGTGGATTCCACTGGGGAAGTTACCCCGCTACTGTTGACCGACAGAGAATTTGTTTCAGCAAAAAAAAGAGCAAATAAAAATCAAGAGGATGTTCCGATAGACTTCATTGTATTTAATCAAGCTCATAAAAAATAAGGAGTTGTTATGAAAATCCCAGAGCTAGTTTATGAAATTCGCAACTTGGCTCGCAAAGAAGAAGATCCAGTCAAAAAGGATCTTTTTTATCAATGCGCCAAATCCATGGAAATTCTTGGAAATATTGCAAAAATTTCCGATCTCGCTGTTGCTGAACATAGGTCAGCAGAAAAACCTTCCATAGAGACAGACACAGAAATAAAATGGAATGTGGATGATGTGACTCTTAAAATGCTAGAAGAGCACATAGACTCATTAGTTCATTACAATTTTATGGAAAAAGATGACCGTTGGCCTTATGGTAATGAAAAATTTACCAAATTTATACCACAATACTTAAAATCTCAAAGAGTAAACGACTCTAATATTGAGTAAATTTTGGGTGGAATAGATCTGTGACTCAAAACTGCCATATTTGATGGCATAATTTTGAGAACATACTTGCTAAAGTATGGGCTTTTCTTATAAGTTCCATATTTTCTGGTTTTTTCCATCAAAAAATGGGTGTAGATATAACAGTTTGCGCGCTTTGCATAAAGTTTTTTGTCAATTTTAAGATTAAACTCATCAATCAACTTTAAAGCACGCTTTTCGCAGTCTCTTTCCATTGCTCTAACAAGCAAAAAGGCTCTTTTTAAGGTTTTTTTGTTATATTCTCTGCCGTTAAACCAATTTTCTACAATTAATCCCGCTTTGTCAGACTTTGTATAAACCTGAACTTGGTTTATGTATTGCAAAAAGTGGGCGTATTCGTGGACTAAAGTTTGCAAAAAATATTGGTTGTTACCGGCAATTTTTATTACTTTTTCAATTTCATTGAAATAGCCTTCACATCGACCGTGTCCGGTATTGACGAGCTTTCCACGGCCAATGATTAGTTTCATGCCGTATTCTGCAAGATGTTGTTTCACAAATCTTACAAACTGATGGTGGGTCTTTGCCACGTAAACCTCCTCAGTCAACAATATTTAGTATATAGATATTAATATGTTGGACAATAGATATAATACACCAAATAATGCCATTGACACAATAGTTTATGGCGATTTATTGTACGATGATAAATCTAAAATAACTTGCGCAGATCCAATTATTGGTTATTTTTTTGCTACGGGAATAATTAATCAATTTTTTGCAATGAAGCCTCCAAAAAATTCCAGTGAACAGACTATAAATGAACTTTTATTTTTAGAGAGAGTTACTGCAAATGCAACAAAAGAAGAAATTGAATTTGCAATAAATGCAGAAATTGATGAAAAAAAATGTTATGTCAATTTTTGCAAAACATTTTTAGGATTAAATTTAAAAACACAATTTTTTCATAAACTTTTTAATCAAAGCGATCCAATTTTAATGTTACTGAAAAACCATTTTAATAGAGCGAGACCATACCAAATTGCTCCCTATTATGGAATACAACTTAAATTCAATGTGCCATCGGAAGCTATGCACCCCGCATATCCTTCTGGACACGCACTTGATTCATTTATAGTTAATAAGGTTTTAACAAATTTTAAACCAGAAAAAAGTTTAGAAATAAACAAATTTTGTAACGATATGGCTTATAGTAGATACGTTGCAGGTCTGCATTATCCATCTGATAACGAAATATCTAAATTTTTGGCAGATACATTATTTACACACAATTTGATAAAAATACCAAATAATATTTGACATACAAAAATATTAAGCCATAATGGTCTATCTCTTTTAGAAAGGAACCATATGGAGATTACTAATGTTGACCGTCCGACCAAGATTCAAAGAGTTTTTGATTATATGCGCAGAGGGACGCCTCTGAGTGCATGCGAAGCTCGCAAGCGTTTCCGAGTTGGAAATATGCGTGCAACGATGCATGACCTTCGTGAGGCATTTGATCGTTTTGATATGAACTACACTGTAGTTCGCGAGCTTCGTAATGGTCGTACTTATTATCGTGTAGCGCGAAATCGCTCACGATAATAAAAAGACGGTTTGTGAAAGACCCTCGCTTCGGCGGGGGTTTTTTTTATTGTATTGTAACTTGCAGTCCTAATAAAGTTGGACCAACAAGTTCAATATAAATTGAACGTGAACTTGTTTCTGTTTTAGTATACAAAATGCCCGACTGATCAAAACCGGGTACACCGAGCAAGTAAATGTTTTCTGTCATTGGAACAGATTTTGCTGGGTCTATGTAATAATTTACAGCAAATCCTTTCAATGAAGGGTGACTAAGATCGATTTTAAATCCGGTATCTATTGTAAAGTTTAATTCACTAGTAACTTGCAAGGCTCCATTTTCGCCATTGTTTGTTTTTAACAAATAAACATAAGATTCATTATAATTTCCACTTGGATCGTAATTTCCAGCCGTAAATTGATCTATGTAAACGAATACCGAAGCATCGTAAGGCAATGCTTTATCGGCAGTAGAGGCACTAAATCCTATATCATAAAGTCTTGAACATGATAGGGATGGAACCCATTCAGCCGTATAAGTTGAAGTTTCATATTGAGATCTCAAAAATGCTTGAAGTTGGTTTTGATTTTCAAAACAACTAATTTGATTGCCCAATGAATCATAAACAACGTAGCAACCTATTTGTCTTCGGCTTTTTGATAAAATCTCTGGGTTGGCGTTTCCGCGCAAATAATGGTTATAAGTAATCCCCGATATTGCTAAATTTTCATTTTGAGCTGTAGAAGTCAGATAAACAAGTTCGCGGTTATCTTTTAATTTTATTACTGAATCAATTTTTAGCTTTCCTGTATTGGTGGAAGAGCCACCAACTTCTACGTATTCTTCTTTGCCAAATTGATTTCCAATTATACCAAGACTTATAAAAGATTTACCAGCATTAATTGTTAAATTATTTTCTATGTAATTGTGCGCTGTTGCACCACCACTATATCCAGAACTATATTGAGGGGCGTTTACAAAGTTATTTGCATTATAAAATTTATAGTTTGTTAAACTTGTAAATCCAGATTGTACACCCCCGACTATTAATTTATCATTGCCTGTCAAAGATTCAAAACGAAACACACCACTTGGATCTACAGTATATTCATAATTGGGATCATAATAAGAAGCATCTGAAAATGCAAAAGTCGTTCCAACCGGAGTGTTTTTAAATAATTTTTTAAGATAAGTTAAATCAGAAATATTAAAAGAGCCAGTATAGTCTATAAAACAACTAGACCCTATTAAGGATACATTTGGTTTTGAAGAAATAAATCCCTGTGAAAAGCTTGGATCAAATGTAGAACCTCGTATATTGGTTCCGTAATTGATAAGTGTTTTACAAGCATTTAATGCATAAGACAACATATTATGAGGCCATGTATGTGATTACTTGTGTGCCTGTGTTTGATACTGCAAATATTTTATTTGTATTTTGAATATTTAAGAATACATCCTCACCAGGATCTAAAGCATACCCATAAGAGGATCCAATCAAGCCAGATGTATTTCCGAGATATATAAAATCTGTATTTGTTGAAAGAGCTTTTACATTGATACCAGCCAAGCAAGTAAACCCAGAACTGTCCATTTGAAGAACTGCAGCTGATGTTGGAGAAATTCTACCTGTTTTAAATGTGGTTGCTCTTCCAACTCCAAGAGCACTAAAATCTGTTCTTAAGCCGACCACTTGGCCATAAATAGCAGTTATGCCATCTGTAATTTGAGTATTAGAAATACCAACTGTATTTCCTACGGTAACAGCAACGGCAGTAGCACCAGAAATACCCGCTACAGTTACAGTAGCTGGAATGGTAGCTTCAAATGTGGCTCCTGTGATTGAAACTTTTAGTGCATCACCATTTGTTCCTATTGACCATCCGGTAGAACCAACTAACTTTACAAAGATAGATGTGGCTCCAGAGGGTCCGTAGCAAGAAATAGAGTCTGCAGTTGTGTATAATTTACCACCAGTAATTTCTATTTGGCTACCTGTATATGTTTTAACAAATACAGGGGATGCAGTAGAGCCTGTTGCTATGATTGTTCCGCTAACAGGAAGAGGATAACCACCACCGGTTCCCTGTACTGTTACAAGACCACTAAATCCAGAAATTGTGGCTGTAAGTCCGCTTCCGAAACTAACTGGAAGTGGGTTGGTTGATGAAGCTAAAGTAGCTACACCAGTTATTCCATATGCTAGTTTAAAAATTTGATAGTGGGCTGTTACACCAGCAAATTGTGCTACGTCTGTAGCAATTGCAGCAGTAAGACCAGAAGTTTCAATAATAATGTTTTCGTTGTTGTCAGAAGCCATTTGTTATCCTATAAATAGTTCTAGAATATTTAGCAGTGAATAATGATTGCTCTTTTTAGTTTAGCCCGTATATTAATATAAGGATTACACATGTATATAGATGATTCGGCAAAAGAAAAATTTTCAAATAAAGTATTACAAAGAGTTTTAAAAACAAAATTATCCTTTATGGATTGTATTTTAGAACTAAGCGAGGAAATGGGAATAGATCCTACCGCTGCTGGTAAACTTTTAACTAAACCTATTATCGAAAAGATTGAGCAAGAAGGTAAAATGCTCAATATTTTAAAAAATAAAAAAAAGCCAAAATTACCAATTGACTAACATATTAGTTGGCTTATAATTAAAGTAGAAAGGCCGAGGTAGATCCTCGGGATATTAATATGGCAAGTTTTTCAGATTTTAAAAAGAAAAGTAAGAACTCAGTCGCAAATTTAACAGAGCGTCTTGAAAAGATGACCTCCAAGGAAAGCTATAAAGACGAAAGGGTTTGGAAGCCCGGTATCGATAAAGCAGGTAACGGCTATGCGGTTATCCGTTTTCTTCCAGAAATTGCTGGCGAAGATACCCCCTTTGTTTCTCTTTATAGTCACACATTCAAGGGCAAGGGTGGATGGCTTTATGAAAACTGCCCCACGACTATTGGTGAAAAGTGCCCAGTTTGTGCAGCAAACACCGAACTTTGGAATAGCGGTATCGAAGATGATAAAAACATCGCTCGGAACCGTAAGCGTAAGCTAACTTACATTTCTAATATTTTGGTAATTGAAGATCCTGCAAATCCAGAAAACAAGGGTAAGGTGTTCCTATACCAATATGGCACGAAGATTTTTCAAAAAATCCAAAGTCTAGCTCACCCGGAATTTCAAGATGAAGTTGCTGTAGACCCATTTAACTTTTGGACTGGAGCTGATTTTAAGCTAAAGATCCGAAACGTTGGTGGATATGTAAATTACGATAGAAGTGAATTTGCATCACCTGCACCTCTTTTTGGTGGTGACGATAAGAAACTTGAGGAGCTTTGGAAAAAGCAATATCCTCTCAAGCCATTTATTGATAAGTCTCAATTTAAGAGCTTTGATGAACTTAAAGAGAGATTCAAGAAAGCTGTTGGTGATGATATTCGTTCTCAATACAATGAATCTAAGAGTGTTGAGGATGATGTAGAGGAACCATCAATTACAGAAGCAGAGGAAAAAGATCCACTGCAATACTTCTCCGAAATGGAGAATGAGTGAGAAAAGCCCCGAAAGGGGCTTTTTTTATGACCATAAAAATTTTTGACTTGTTCTTTTTACTTCGTCAGCAAAGAAAAATGCATCACCATTATATGTTGGTCTAATTTCTGTAAATCCTTTTGGATCTTTACCCTTTTCCATTACAGCAGATACTGAACTATAGAGATTTTGAAGTGCAGGATTTATAGTTCCAGTCAACTGATTTAAAACATTTTGAAATTCTTTTTTTGAAACATTTTGAGGTTCAATTGGCTTTTCTAAAACAACTGATGGTGCTGTTAATTTTAAACTGGCAGAATTGTTGAATGGTGGTATATATTGGCCACTGGCAGACAAGTTTTGAAAGTTATTGTTTACATTTGACTGCTTTAAATCTTCTTCTGAAAATTTAACTTCGCCTAATGTTGTTGTTGCTTTTTCTGTATTTGAAAAAAGCATATCTGGCTCAATTAAATAATTTTGAACTACTTGCTCAACATTTATAGTTTCTTTTGTTGGTTCCGGTAATCCCGTATTGTTTGCTTCCATATTTTACCTACCAAATTGCTGTGACATTTTTAATTGACTTTCTTTTTGTTTTTCTTCAGCCAAAAGATTTATATAAATTTCTCTTTCCCAAAACATCATATTTTCAATATCTTCGATTGACCATTTGTAATAATTTATCAATGAAAAATTAGTTTTGTAGTAGTCAAATAGGTCTATGAAGTTTGAAGCCAAGTAAAAAAATTTAGTGTACCTGACACCTCTCTTTCTCCATCTTTTGCTGGAATAGAAAAATATAGTTCAGGTTGTTTTTTTGATATTTCTTGAATATCCTTGATTAAGGAATATGGTAAATTTTCTATAAGTTCTTTTAGAGTGTCAGGAACAAAAGTACTTAAATTAAATATTTCATTTTTTATTATTATTGTGTGTATGTATTTTTTAAGTACTGAGTGTTCGTCATTAAAATCAGAATTTAGTATTGTTTTTATTTGTGGTGTTTTTATTACAGCATAAACACCATCTTTTATTAACAAATTTTGTTCTGTTGGGGTATTGCGGCATTTGATATCATCAATGTTTATATTGTATTTTTCTTCACCAATTTTAATATTTATTAGTTCGCCAACACTTTTAGATCTTATTTTTAAATACAAGTATTCTGCATCTGCAAGACAAAGTTCTTCAATATTAATTCCCTTTGTATTTGCCTTTAGCAAATTTACCATTGCAATTAATGAAAGTTTTTTATTTTGTTCATTTAAAATAATTGAGATGTTTTTTGCATCTTTAACTTTAAATGGAATAAATAAAACTGTTTTTCCTGAAACAGGCAAAATAGTTTCATAAGTGGGACTTAATGAATCTATCAATGTTTTAATATCATCTTTATCCATAATTACTATTAACCTTCAGGGCTACTGGGTGTTTGTATTCCTATAGTTTGAACAAAATCTCTGTATGCAAATGTAACAGCATATTTTAAATATTTATCGGTAAAGGCCATACTCATTTCTATTGGTTGTGTCTCTACAGGAAAAACTTCATAAAATGTTATTGAATTATTAACACCACCATTTGGATTTAACATATTTACAGTCATTGTGACTGGCCTTACTGCATCATTGTAATATGGAATTTTATATACATTTAAAGGATTACCACCAGCTTGGCGGGGGCTTTTATAAAAGTAAGAAAACCAATCATTAAAAAATTTAATAAGATGATGGTCATTTGTTACGGGAAATATTAATTGAACACCAAATCCACCGCTAAGTAAATCTTGGCTTCTTGGCACAAACCTACCAAAACCAAAACCATTTAAATTGTCTTGTACAGTGTTTAGTGCTCTTGGTCCTAAAGCCATATATTCGGCCTGTACAAACCCATCAGAATTATCACCAATAGAAATACCTCCGGGTAATCCAGCAAAGGAGACGGAAAATCTATTTGCCAATTGTAAACCATTATGGTTTTCAAAATATGTTTTAATTGAAGTTATTGGATTAGTTGGCGTTGGCATTAGTAAATATTTCTTTTTCTGTTAAAATTTTAAATTCCATATTGTTTTTTAAAGAATAATTTTTTGCAGCTTCCCATTTTGCGGTATTTACAATCCATGTAATTTTTTCTTTTTTGCTGCTATTTTCTTTTAATACCAATTGTTTTGATGGTTTTACTTCAAGTAACCAAGTTTTTACTTTACTTCCATCATTAAATTGAACTAAAAAATCGGGATAATAATTGTGTATCTTTTGGTCTATTGGGCTTAAATATGGAATAACTATTTCTTCAGAAGACCATTTTAATATGTTTTTGTTTTCATCTAAAAATTTGCAAACACGTCGTTCCCACAAAGATCGGCATACAATATTATTGGAATCACCAATATATTTTTTTACATTTTTGGGTTTAAATAATGTTTTATATGCCATAAAATTATTTAGGTAATTTTCACTAAATAGTAATATAATGGCAGCAACAATATACCAATATCCAATTTCTGGTAGTGATCCTGCACAGGAAATACCACATTGGTTAAGATTTTTTGCAGCTCCTTATAGTTTGCAAGCTGCAGACAGAACCAGATCAGGCATTTACAATAGAGCACAAGTGCAAATTGTTTTGCCTTTGCCCAAAGAACCTGGTTATACAGTTCGTCACGAATTTGGTGAAGGTACAAATCCAGTGGGCCCAGTTTTATCTATGGCTGCACTTAATAACTCTGGTGGTGATTTTGAACTTTTGTGGAATAGAATCATAGATCCAGCAAAATTTCAAAATGAATATATGTATGCTACCACAACTTATAGGAGATTTTCTAACGTAACAGAAGCGACTATGGTTTCCGAAGCAAGAAAAGAATATAATTTTGAATATATTTTTGTTCCTAAATCTGAAGCAGAAAGTGAAGCTGTCAGGGGAATTGTTGGCAGTTTTAGAAAAGCATCCTATCCACAAATTGTTCCAGGTTTACCTGAAAGAAGTTATCCACAGCCAATTTGGACTTTAAGAGTTTCTAGAGGAAGACCTTTAGGACAAAGTGGTTTGGAAAATGATCTTAATTATACTGCAGATTGGCTTGGAGAACCAATGCCACTAGTATTAACTTCAATGACTGTTAAATATAGTGATGCTGCCGATTCTGTTGTAAGAACTTTGCCAAATGGTAGATCAAATCTTACTTTACTAGGATTAACATTTAGAGAATTTGAAACTGGTACATATAATCCAAATATTTCTGGTGATGGTGGTCAGGGTGGATTGCAATCGAAGTCTGAAATAATATTGTAATAGTGAGTATTAGATGAATTATTCAAAAAATTTACCGAAAATAGAATATACAACCGAACTGGGAGATATAAAGGTTACAGACATATCTTCTTATTATGTTTTAGATTCAAAAAATAGAGAAACTGCTTTAATTGATGTATCGTCAAATACAACTCTTTTAGAACTTGCTAATACTGTTTATTCCGATATCGAAAGTTATTGGCTTTTCTTATATGCCAATGATACTTTTAATCCATTTACTTTGTTGAGTCCAGACACAGTTGATTTATTAGATGAATACAGCATTAATTCAGAAATTAGTACAATAAATACTTTAACAAATCAAGATGTAATCGTAACTGAAGGTTCTTTGGTATTACCATATATTGCAAACTCTGGTCCAACTTGGCAATATGGGTCAACCGGAAATTTTAGCTTAACAGGTGGATTTGGTTTTGTAAAAAGTTATAACCCATTTACCAAAAATACAATTGTAGAAACTTATGGTGGCATTTCATTTGGTCTCAATCAAGATGTAAATTTTATAGTAAATGGTAGCACCTATTCGTACAAAGGTACGTATGGAGGTGCTACAAATAAAATCAATTATATTCAAACACAGACAGATGCAACAAAAGAAGTTAAATACAAAACATTTGGCAATTTACAAGTATTTGGTGCATTGGAAGATGATTTGCCTATTACATCCGGAGAAAACTTTGGCCTCCCTGGTGTAAGTCAGGCAATAACTTATAAAGAAGCGGCTCAAACTACAGATACAAATATAAAATACTTTTTACCTTATACATTTAATTCTTTAAATTTTACAAAAGTTGAACAAAACTATATCGTTTAATTATGACATTTTCTCCTACAAATCCTTTATCTTCACCAATTAAAAGTATCAGCCTCGGTTCTTTGGTTATAACACGCCCAAATACGATTTGTCAATTTGAAAAAATTGAATTTAGTGAAAGTGTTTTTGATTTGTTTCCTAGTGGGTGTCTAACTGTTAGGGATTTAGATGATGTGGTAACATTTGTCAATAGATTATCAACAAATCCAATTGACAAAAAAATTGTCATTGAATATTTGAATGGAGATCCAGCAGAAACATTTTATATCAGTGGTGTTTCTTATTTAAATAATGCAGCTTCTCAAACAGAAGAAAATTTTGTTGGAATTAATTTTACAAATAAATTGTTTTTTGTAAATCAAAATATTTCTACAACCAATTTAGTGTCATCTTATACTTTTCCTCAAGTATTAAATATAGAAACATTTTTAGAAACACTAACAGATAAAATAAAAATTAGCACGGGTTTGAATAGTGGTGTGGATGCTGTGAAATTAATAAATTGGGGAAATAAAAAGTGTTCTAATGTTATTACATATAGACCAATAAATCCACTTAAAGAAAAAATTGAAGAATTAAGCGAAAACCCAATTCAATATATGAATTATATTACTAGCTTGGCTTGTGAAAATACAAGCAAGAAACCAAGATTTTTATTTTGGACTGGATTCAATAATCAAATAAATTTTAAATATTTTACTGAAAATGCATCTGGCGAATCTACGTATGGGTCTTATGCAATTTTTCCACAAGATACCCCAACAAACAGTGCTGGAAGAAAAAAGATTTATGTTTTTACAACAGCACCAGCAGCACAATATTTAAATAGACAATATTACTACATTAGAAAAACACCAAAAATTTTAAATAAACCCGAAGCAGCATCAACAGAAACTCAAGAAGTTTTACTAATAAATCATCAATTTTTAGATGATGGTAAAAAATACGATATCGAAATTGTTACTGAATCTGGTGTGGTGTCCAATCTTTCTGGTACTATTGGTTTAAGTGATCTGGAGTATGAAAGAAAACACTTCGGCTACTATCAACAAAATGATTCTTTTACCCCTTATTCCAATTCAACACTATTAGGAATGGAATATGGAAACAAAAATGCATATGAAAATAAAAATTTAATGGGAGTTGCTGATCCATATCCATTCATTGACAATCCGGAAATGTGGAAAAATATGTGGGATATGACTCCAGTCCACCCAAACCAGGGGTCGTCTACATCTGGAACAATAAATGGTCCAAATACAAATTTACAAAAAATTTATAAACTGAGAAATGATACAAAAACAGATACAGCAAAACTGGATCAAATAAGAGATATTGAAATTCAAAACTTTGTATATTATGTTCTTTGTTGTTTGCGTAAACCTGTAATTGAAGAAGAGGAAACTTTTTTTGCTTGTATTACAGGATGGGAACAAGATGTAAATAATGATGTAACTGGTGTCAATAATGAACCTTTAGTCTATAGATATAGGTGGAAACGGATAGGTGTAAACCTTCCAAGTGAAATAACTAATTTTGATAATTTTAATTATCCAGAATATAGTCCCTGGAGTCAGATGGATGAGGGTTCTAATAATTATCTTAACACTTTGGCAATTAATTTAAATGAAAGAAAAAATAGTTTAGAATATTATGGTCCGGGGTGGTATGCTGAAAATTTAAATGAGCCTGTTTTTGATGGTTCGATAACTTATAGACCTGTTGGCAACGATACAGGCGAACTTGAAACTTTTCAAAATCAATCTAGCTGTTTGCATATTGTATTAATGAGAAAAATACCATATATACAAATTATTTTAAATTCTAAAAATTATGAAAGTGCAATTGGTGCAGACAGAGACCGTTTATTGGAATATATAAAAGCTTCTGAGGGAAAATATTTGTATTGCTTTGAACTATCTAATATTACAGACGGTAAATGCAATGAGGTTACATAATTAAGGAGATTTATGGCAGAAAGATTTGACGGCTTTGCACAACAAATAAAAACAGTAAATGCCACCGAGGTGCAAACTTTAATATACCCACCCGGATCGCGTTCAACTTATGAATGTGCTAATCCTTTTATTACTAGAGGTTTGACAACCGGTGCTTTAAGTTACGAAGATTGTTTAGCAAATGAGTTATATGGTTCTAAAGTCCAAGACATTGTGGATAACATTACAGGATTTAATCCAAATTGGTCTGGTCCGCCATCTTTAATAGACCCACAGCCAAACCAAATTGACAGTCCTTTAATTGGTGAAAAGTCTCCAGAATGTGAAAAAATAGAAAGCGATCTTGGAGCAAGTTGGAAAGGTTGTTTTTGGGCTGCTCCTGACTCAATAATAAGCTGCGAATGTCCTGAAATTGGAAGTAAATATCTTGATTATTTAAAATTAAGATTAAATGTTGCTACGTTTTGGAATACACCAAAAGAAACTCCAATAAAAAGAAAAAGGTTTTTGGATGCAATTACATATGGTCCAAAAGTAACTTTAGTTGTAGCTGCAGATTTAAAACTTAGACCGGGAAATGTTATTGATATTGCTGTAAATGCAATAAGCGGATATAGCACATCTACATCAACATCTAGTTTAAGCAAAAAGTATTATGTTTTATCTACAAAACATACATGTACAAACAGTGGAGTTGGAGAAACTTCCGTTACTGCCGTCGAATTGCTTTACTAAATATTAGGATGGCAACGTACAGAGATTTTAATATTTTGGGATATAAAGTTAGCACTGTAGCTTCTAAAAAAGATATAGGAGTTGTTAGTGGGTATAACTCTATTGTTCAAAAAATTGAAAATGTTTGTAAAACACAAAAGGGAGAATTGCCGTCAAGTCCTTATTTGGGGTCTAACTATTATAATCTTATTTTTGATCCAGTTAGCAATAAAAGTTTTACTGAAACAGATTTAGAAAATTATATAGAAGACGCTATAAAAGAAATAAACAATGTTAAAACTTTTATTTCGTATATTGATGATACAAAAATAATAGTAGACATTGCATTTGAAAAATCAGAGTATTTAAAACAACAAAAAATGAAATGCACAATTGAGGTCCCATTACAATGACTTTAAATTTTAAAAATTTAGATGTAGCTTCTTTAGATTACAATGATATTGTTCAATCTTTAACTACATTTTTAAAATCAGAACCGACTTTAGCAGATTTAGATTATGAAAATAAAGCCAGTGCGGTAAATATGCTTGTAAATATTTTGGCTACAGCTACTGCATACAATGGAATTTATGCCCAAATGGGTTATAAAGAATCTTTTTTAAGTACCGCTACACTTTTGCCCTCTATTGTTGGTTTAGCTTCGAACTCGTCTGTTTTACTAGAAGTTAAAAAATCAGCATCAACTACAAGAAATGTAATTGTATATGGCGCAACTTTATCAGCATATACTCCATTTCAAGCAACTAGCACAAGCGGATCGTCTTTATTGTTTTTTAACACCGAAGAACTTCCTGCAAATGCAATTGACACAATAACTTTTTACTGTGGTACGGAGGCAGTTGAATATACAAACTGGGATTTTACAACGCAATCAATGGCACTGCCGCTAACTGTAGATCCTTCTACAATTACAATGAAAACCGTAGACTCTTCTGGAAATTTGATACAGTGGGAAAAGGTTGATAAATCTAATATAGCATTAACCACCACAGGTTATTATTTTACAGTATTAAACACAGTTAACGGATATTTGGTTACATCAAATTTGCCAGAATCTTTTAATCTAACTACAGATTATACAGTTTCTTGTACGGCAGTAATATCAGATGGATCAGCTGGCAATGAAAGTACAATACAAACTAGCAATTCTTATCTAGGGTTTTTAACAATAAACACTCCGACTGGAGGTTACGATAACCTTTCTGTTGGATTGGCTAGATCAAAAGTTAATTTTGCTGCTACTGCACAACACAGGTGTGTCACATTAAATGACTTTAAAACTGCAATTCTTGCTTCTGGAATAGTTATAGCAAGTGAGTCTAATGTTACTGTAGCAAACGCAGATGAACCATCAACAATAAAAGTATATGTTGATGGTGTTACTGACACAACAATAATATCCCAACTTATGACTTATATTGCAGAAAGAGCCGTTGCGGGAATTAACGTAATTTATTCTCAATAAAAAATGATTTTATTATTTAACAAAATTCAAGTTTCTTTAGAGATAAAAATAAAACAGATGGTCGAATCTGTTCAGGCTATTCTTGGTTCTAATTTTTATAATCTTTCAGGAAATCCTTGGTTTGGCGATAAACTAACAGTTAAATCTTTATTTCCAAATTGGATTTATAAAAAAGCAGAACAAGATTCTTCAAACGTATTGATTGTCCAAATAGTAAAATCTTATCTAAGATGGCTTTTTAGTGAAGATTATGGATATGGTGGTAAAGTTGATTGGGAAAATATACAATGCCCTTTTTCTATTAAAAATAAATTTTTAGAAGCTTTAGCTGATAAATATTTTCCTTATGAAGATTTTTCTTCAACCTCAGACTTAAATGATTTGCTTCCAAATATTAAAAAATTTGCATTAAATGTTGATGAAAATTATTTTAATATAAAAGGTAGTTGTGATTCTGTAAAATATGTTTTAACTACACTTTTAAATCTTCCAATTTCACAATGCAAAGTTCAAACAGGAAGTCCTGGTTTTATGATTGTTAGGGCAAATGTTCCAGAAAAATATAAACCATTTTTAAATAGATCAGTTTATCCAGCTGGAACTTATATTATATACGAAACTCCATGATAACAAAAATTATGATGTTTGCTATGTCTATAGCCTCTCGGGGCAAAGACAATAATAAAATTGGTGATGATGTTAAAAAATTAAGATATGTTTCCTGCTTTGGTTTAGACAATCTTTCACCATGCCATATGCTGAAACAAAGCAGTAAATCAAATTTTTATTATTGTGGTGGTTGTGGTTGCGGTGACCATAAACACACATGGCTTTTGAGAGAACCAGGCGTATATTCAAAACTTGATTATCCATATTTAACTTGTCCCCTCAAAATGCCCGGGTTTACAAATTATGATCCCCACTCCCCCGAAGAAAGCATTAGCAGAAAACGAAAAGTAGAAAACATGGATCCTCAAAATATTCAAAAAGTACAACTTACAGTTTCTGTTAACAAACAAAAAGAAGAGATGTTTGATAAAATTAATAAAATAATTGAAAATTCATAAATAATTTTATGGCAGCAACAACCCGTCAAGAATTCATCGATTACTGTTTTAGATCACTTGGTGCTCCGGTTATTCAAGTAAATATAGATCCCCAACAGGCTCAAGACCGTTTAGATGAAGCGCTGGAGTATATGTATGAAAGGCATTTTGATTTTAATCAAAGAGCTTTATTTTTGTATCAAATATCTCAAAGCGATGTTGCTAACAAATATTTTGATACTACAACATTTGGAAGTGCTGTGGGCGCCCAGCCAAAATATGATCCAACAACAGGTGTTACTGGTGATTGGCCCCTTGCAACCGACATAAGAACAATCACTAAAGTCTATAGACCATCTGATGTTTCTGGTGATTATATGTTTGATCTGCGTTACCAATTGACCCTTTTTGATTTCTTTGGTCTTTATTTTAATCAAGGTGGATTAAACATTGGTCCAATGGCCAATTATATGGAATCAATGAGTTATTTGAAACTTGTAAATGATGTTTTTAATTATCCAGTTTCATACACTTATACAAGAACAACAGATAGATTAACTTTGGATATGGACAACTCTACTTTAATTCCTGGTTCATATTTATTGGTCGAAGCTTATGTGCAAATAGATCCAAACCAATATCAAAAAGTTTGGCAAGACAGAGTATTTAAAAAATACTATACAGCTCTTTTAAAGAAGCAATGGGCTCAAAATTTAATGAAATTTGCTGGAGTTCCACTACCCGGTGGGGCGCAGCTTAATGCTGCGGCAATCATGGCTGAAGCGGTAAATGAACTCAATACGATTGAAGTAATGCTGACTAAGACTCAAGAATTGCCACCTGATCCACTTATAGGATAAACTTTGAAAAACCCATACTTTCAAAATTATCAAGGTGAACAAGATTTAGTAGAAGGAATAACTATTGAAATTATTCAAGCTACTGGTGTGGATTGTTACTACATTCCAAGAGACTATCTTTCGATTGATAAAATTTTTGGTGAAGACCCTGGTTCTTATTTTGACAATGCATATGTTTTAGAAATGTATCTTCAATCATTTAAAGGCTTTGAAGGAAATGATGTAATTACTCAGTTTGGTTTGGAAATAAAAGACAAAGTAAATTTAGTTTTTGCTAGAAAAAGATTTAAGCAAGAAGTAACAGATAAAAACAGTTCAATCACAAGACCCCGCGAAGGCGATTTAATTTATTTTCCACCTTCAAAATCATTATTTGAAATAAACTTTGTAGAACACGAAAATCCTTTTTATCCACTTGGAAGATTGTATTCTTACTTTATAACAGCAGAACTCTTTACTTACAGTTACGAAAAAATGTCTACATCTATTGATGCGGTTGATGCTCTTGTATCAAATACAAGAGGGCTTTCTGGTTCCAACATCATCCCACTAAACAATGGCCTAGGCACAACAGCTGGGTCTAACGATATACTTCAAACAGAAGCCGCAGGATATACTTTCGATCCCAATAACCCTTTTGCTGAATGCGATTAAAAAATTATGTTTACGCAATTTTACAATAAAAGTTTAAGAAAAATGGTTGTGGGATTTGGCGCATTATTTAATAATGTTTATGTTAGTCATGAAAATCCAGATAATATAAACAATCCATTAAATATTCGTGTTCCGATTACTTATGCCCCACAAGAAAAATTTATTAGAAGATTGTTAGAACCATCTTCAATTAATGATAACACTAGGATAGAAACACAACTTCCTAAGATGAGTTATATCATGACAACTATAACTCCTGATGCCTCAAGAAGAAGAGTTAAAACCATGCCCATTTTTTCTTCTTCACAATCGGGCGGTCAATGTTTGTCAACGGGCGATTCAATAAACGAACAAGTTCCAGTAAATATAGGTTTTAGTTTATACGTGTATACGAGACACATAGATGATACTTTGCAAATTGTTGAACAAATAATACCTTATTTTAACCCTGATCACGTTATTGAATTAGATTTAAATGATGTTCAAGACAATGTAAAAATTCCAATTATAATGACTTCAAGCAATATAAGTGAAAGATTTGATGGTGACTTTGGTAATAGAAGAATAAACATATCATCTTTATCGTTTGTTGCGAAGAGCTATATTTACGGAAAAGTCAATACAGGCATAAGTGCCATTACAACTGCTGGATTTTCTTTTGGTGTGGAATACGATGAATAAAAATTTAACACAGTTTTTTAATTTACCAAACGAAAATGAAAAACCATCAAAAGAAATTTCTGGTGGTACATTTGATCTTGGTAATTTTCAAAAAGATTATGAACTAGTTCAATCAAATTTAAAAGATCTTATTCAAAATGGTAATGTTGCTCTGGAAAGCGCTTTAAAGGTTGCAACTGAATCAGATTCTCCAAGAGCCTTTGAAGTTGTTGCAATCTTATTAAAAACTATGGCAGATTTGAATAATAACGTTTTAGATGTGCATAAAAAAGCAAAAGCAACAACTGGAACAGATAAAACAACCGTAAAACAAACAAACAATGCTGTATTTGTTGGTTCAACCAAAGATCTTCAAAACTTGTTAAATAAAGATAGAAGCACTGAAAAAGAAGTGATTGAAGCTGAGGTTGTTAAAGATGTCCCAAAACAATAACCAGGGTTACCGAAATAATCCAAAATTAAAACCACCGGGGATTCAATTAAATTATACAGAAGAACAGTTAAAAGAATATGTTCGCTGTGCCAATGACCCTGTATATTTTTGCAAAAAATATGTAAAAGTTAAAACTCTTGATAAAGGTGTAATGCCCTTCGAATTATACGATTATCAACAAAGATTCGTCAATACAATACACGCCAACAGATTTACAATTTCAAAGTGGCCGCGCCAATCCGGTAAGTCTACTTCTGTAATTGGTTATATTTGTCATTATGTTACGTTTAATCAAAGCGTTAGCGTGGCAATTCTTGCAAACAAACTTAAAACAGCCAAAGACGAGTTGTTTGCAAAACTTCAATTGGCTTATGAAAATTTACCACAGTTTTTACAACAAGGTGTTGTGGAATGGAACAAAACATCATTTAAACTAGAAAATGGTTCTAGAGTAATATGTGATGCAACTTCTTCAAGTGCAATCCGTGGTGGTTCTTTTAATTTACTTCTTCTTGACGAATACGCATTCTTGCCTTCTCACGTAGCAGAAGAATTTTATTCGTCTACTTATCCGACTATTTCAGCGGGAACTACCACTAAACTTATTATTGTATCAACCCCAAATGGAATGAATCACTTTCACAAACTTTGGATAGATGCAAATAGACCTGAGGGGCATAAACTTAAAAATAAATTCGTACCAATAGAAGTTTCTTGGCGGGACGTTCCAATAACCCCAGGCGGACCACGAAGAGATGATAAGTGGGCAGCAGAACAAATAGCAAACACTAGCGAAGAGCAGTTTCAACAAGAATATGGTTGTAGCTTTTTAGGTTCGTCAAATACTTTAATATCTTCTACAAAGTTAAATGTTTTAGCTTCGGAACAGTTTTTGTCGGAAGATAAAGAAGGTCTGAGAATTTTTAAAGAGCCAAATAAAGATGATATCTATTTTAACATGGCAGATGTATCTAGGGGACAGGGATCAGATTATTCCGCCATAACAGTTGTCAACGGAAGTAAAACACCGTATGAAGTTGTTGCAACATACAAAAACAACACAGTTAGCCCTTTTCATTTTCCAACAGTAATAAAAAATGTTGCTGAAAAATATAATAATGCTTATGTATTAGTAGAAACAAATGATATTGGTGGGCAAGTGGCCTCTATATTATATAATGATTTAGAATATGAAAATTTATTGATGACCATTATAAAAGGTCGAAAAGGGCAAATGTTGTCCCAAGGATTTGCAAGTAACAGAAGTGAATTTGGTCTCAGGACAACAGCTCAAACAAAAAAACTAGGATGTTCTATTTTAAAAAGATTAATTGAAGAAGATAAAATTTTATTAAATGACGAAAGAATCATAAATGAATTGATGACTTTCGTATCCAGATCAAATACTTTTAAAGCGGACGAAGGTCACAATGATGACATGGTCATGACGTTAGTATTTTTTGCTTGGTTGTGTCGTCAAGAATATTATTCAGATTTAATTGAGTCTGCTAAATTAAATTTTGAAAATGCCAAAGATCCAGAAGAAGATAATACCTTGTTTATGTTAAATCCTTTTGACGACGAAGACAAATTTTCTGATGGGGAGGTAATTTGGTATCCGGCATAAATTTCTAAATAATAATATAACTAAGGTAAAACGATGCCAACGCTAAATTCATTTATTGCACCATTAATTTTTAGCAACGAACTAACAACAAATCCTCTCTATGCGGGTATGTTGGCTGGGTCAACATATGTTCAGCCAACGTTTAACGGGGCCTCTTCTGCCACTTCAAATGACCCAGGTGGTCTTTTCGGGTGGTTGATCTATGGTAGAACTCAGCTTGCAAACCCAACCAGAGGAAATACAGGCGAAACTTATCTTTTGTATACAGATTACAATTCATTTATAAACGATTTAAACCTTTTGCAGGGTGTGACTTATTGCTTAATATCCAAAACCACCGAGGGTGGTACTCATGGATTCTTCTCGTATGCAGGAACTGTAGTAACACCAAAAAATAATGGATATGATTTCATATACGCTTTAAATTATTTGGCATACGGCGGTAATCTAATAATTGCAGGCTCTACTAGTGGTCTGAAAGACTATCTAAATGAAAATACAAACGGTCTTGATTTGTTCTTGGGCCAAACCGGAAATGCTTCAAACGTATCTTTTGTAAGAGATAATGATTACATTTTTGGTGTATTTGCATCGACTTTAAATGGTGTAGGATTTACTGCTATAAATTATGACTCTTTTATGGGTCCAGCTTTTGTTCCATATAGCGAAGGTGCAACAGCATCGGATAGAATCTTTAATGTTGGTGCCCAAAGCTTCAAAGCAAGTTTTGCTACAGATAGCTTGCAGAGCGGAACAAGTTTAGAATACACAATCTCATCTGTTTCCGATGTAGCTGGGGCTTTTACTAGATCTAAAAATACAAATAGTTTGCCATTAACTGTTGCTGGTTCAAATTTTTCGACACCACTTAACACAAAAATTAACAATATTGTCAGTTGGACTGATGATAGTACAAAAAATGTGTACAAGAAAAATCGAGTTAATTTTTATACAAAAGTAGATACTGGTACATCTACAAGTTATTTCTTGGGATCTGATCTTGTTGGAGCAACTGCTGCAGCAGGATTTACATACACATCTGGAGAAAGAGTTGGTCCAGCATACTTACAAAATTACATTCAAAAAAATGTTAATGCAATTCTCTTAAAATATGTTTTCAGCTTAAATAATAGCACTACAAGATCATCGGCATCGACACAAATAGAATCATTTATATCAACAATATCAAATTATATTGATACAAATTATACACAAATTATTTGTGACACAACCAATAACACAGATAACAGTTCTACTTTAAATGCTAGCGTAACAGTAAAACCAATATTATCAACAACATCTTATACAGTAACAGTTTCAGTTTCTGGATCATAAAATAAATGAGTAATTCAATTACAGCATTTAAAACTGCCTTTGGTGGTGGAACAAGAGCCAACAGATTTGAAGTTGTAGGTGCCTTTCCAACTACCGTTGGTGGTTCTGCTACGGGGATAAGTGTTCCGGCAAATGAAACTAAATTTAAAATATTTGCTGCAAGTTTACCAAAAGCCGAGTTAGGAACGATTCAAGTCCCATATCGTGGCAGACTATTAAATTTTGCTGGTGATCGGGCTTATGGTTTTTGGACTGTATCCGTATACGATGATAATAATACACAAAATTTATGGAAAGCTTTTAATAAGTGGAAAGAACTTTTAGACGGTCACGTAACTCACACTGTTGCTGGTAGCGATTTTGATTATGGCGACTTGCAAGTTGACTGGACTGTAAATCAACTTGGATTAAATGGTAGCCCTTCGGCTAGCATACCGCCCATTAGAACTATTAAGCTAATTAATTGTTGGCCAAGTCAAATAAGTGCGTTGGACTTAGATATGGCAAAAGCCGATCAATGTGTTTTTAGCGTTGTTTTAACTTTTGATTGGTTTGAAATTGTAAAGGGTATTTAACCATGACAATACATATCAATGATTTTAAAACAGCATTCGGTGGTGGAACAAGACAAAATAGATTTGTTGTAACTGGTAATTTTCCTTATGGAGAGGTACAGGGAGGTGGTCCTTCTTCTGTGAGTAAATTTCATATAAGAGCTACGCAAATGCCAGCTTTGTCAACGTTAACAATGGAATATAATTATTTTGGTCGTAAAGGGTATTATCCTGGAGAAAAACAATATCCAGCGTGGAGCGTTGCTGTCATAGACGATACTCCAGAACTTTATGATATGTGGAAAAAGTTTAGCTATTGGCATAATCAAATAAACCAACACAGCAACAATATTTCAGATTCATTTAAAAATTATAAAGCTGATTCGTGGACAGTTCAACAATTAAATTTGAATGGCGAAATAGACCCTTCATTAAAAACATTTGAAATGTTTGGTGTATGGCCCAGAGCTATAATGGACGTAAATTTAAATATGGCCACCCCAAATACGTTAAATCAATTTACTGTTGTTTTGGTTTTTGACTACATTAAACTTTATTCCGGCGCTTATAACGCTGGAAACAGGTTAACAGCCGAACCATAATAAAGTCGTTCTAAATACATATATGGAAATTGAACTATTTGGATTTGAGTTTGGAAAGAAAAAAACCGCAGATCAAAACCAAGAAGAGGTTTTACAAAAGTTTTCAGTACCAGAAACTTTCGATGGTACCGTAACTGTTGAAGCTGGTGGCTTTTTTAGTAGCGCAATTGATTATACTGGAACTTTAAAAGACGAATCTAGTTCCGTAATACAGTATAGAAATATGGCTGTATATCCAGAAATTGATAATGCAATTGAAGAAATTGTTAATTCTGCGATTGTCAAAGGAACTGAAAAACGTCCAGTTAAAATGGATTTGAGAGAAGTTCCAATATCCGAAGCAATCAAAACTAAAATTTATAAAGAATTTGATAAAATTGTAAGTCTATTAGATTTTCAAGATCGTGGTTATGAAATTTTTAGAAGATGGTATATTGATTCAAAACTTTTTTATAATATTGTCATAGATAAAGACAATCCTCAAGAAGGCATCAAAGAAATATTACCAATTGATCCGATGAAAATTAAAAAGGTTCGTAAAGTAAAAAAAGAACCACAAAAAGGTTTTCATCAACCAGTTTCTTTGATCAAAGAAATTGAAGAATATTATCTTTATACTGATTCCGATAAAGATTCCTATCTTTTGACTGGACCTGGTGGTTTACACCTTTCTTTGGACAGCGTTGTTTACGTTCCATCTGGTGTAATTGACATGAACACCAAGCGCGTCTTGGGATATCTGCACAAAGCCATAAGGTCATTAAACATGCTAAGACAACTAGAAGATGCTCTTCTAGTTTACCGCGTAGCTCGCGCACCAGAACGCAGAGTATTTTATGTTGACGTGGGACAATTGCCAAAACAAAAAGCTGAACAGTATATGCGTGATATGATGAGTCGATTTAGAAATCGAATCATCTATAATCAAAACAGTGGTGAAATTCGTGATGAAAGAAATCATCTTTCTGTTTTGGAAGATTATTGGCTTCCAAGAAGAGAAGGTTCACAAGGAACACAAATTACTACATTGCCGGGTGGCAATGCTATGTCCCAAATTGAGGACGTTGATTACTTTAAAAAGAAACTTTATAATTCTTTAAACGTTCCATTGAGTCGTTTAGTAGCAGATCAAACCGGATTTAATATGGGAAGATCTGTGGAAATTACCAGAGAAGAAGTAAAATTTTATAAATTTATTGAGAGACTGAGAACACATTTTTCTAAGTTATTCTATGACTTTTTACGTGTACAATTGCTTCTACGTGGAGTAATAACAGAAGATGATTGGACTGTTCTCAAAGAACATATTAAGTTTGTATACAATACCGATAATTATTTCTGGGATTTAAAAGAATCAGAAATTTTAGCTGAAAGAATTAAGATGCTATCTATTGTAGAACCTTATGTTGGTAAGTATTTCTCTTCAGAGTTTATTAGAAGAAAGATTCTAAAACAAACTGATGAAGATATTCAAGAAATAGATCAACAAATGAAGGTTGATATTGAAAAAATGAGACAAGAGCAAATGCAACAAATAATGGCACAGCAGATGCAAGCTCAAACTGAAGGGCAACAACAATGAATGAACTTTCATCCCTAATATTAAAACAAGGCATTAAAGATCTTTTATTAGAGGAAGATTTGGCTTTTAAAAAGAGTCTTACCGATTGTTTATCTTTAAAATTAAATTATGCTCTTTCAGAAGTAAATGAGCAGCTACACAATAATTTTTTCAATAAAACAGAAACTACTGAATCAAATGAAGATTTAAATTATTTTATAGAATTTGTTGAAAAATATGATTTAAAATTTAATAATCGTTTAAAATTGAAGAATGAAACTTATATAAATATTAGTGAATCTGATTTAAAAGCTTTAACAGGGCTTTTTAATTCATTATCACCAAAAAATAGAAAATTTATGTTGGAAGAAATATTACAAACTCCGCATAAATTAAAAAACCACTTAGAGTTTTATAGAAACGCACAAACTATCTACAAGTGAGAAAAAATGGAAAATAAAGTAAACAACCTAGTAAAAAATGTATTGGAAGAAAACATTGTTCAATTTAAAGAAAATGCTTCTAAAGAATTATACAAAAAGCTATCAGATCGTTTAAAAAATGAATATGCAAATGTTGCAAAAAATGTTTTTAAAAGTGTAAATGAAGTCGCTAATCCAAATTTTACAGCTTTAACAGATACTGGTGAAGGAGAAATTAGTGCTGCTATGGGCAGTCCAACCTATGATTGGCCAGATCCACCTTATTACGGACCAGATCCTGATAACTATTCAGCCCCACCAGGAATAAGAGATTTTTTCCCTCATCCACTTAGCCCAACTAATCCACCAAAATCATCTGACTATCCAGATGATAAAGAAGGATATAAAAGAGCTAGAGAAGCTTGGGATAGAGCCAAGCAAAGGTGGGATTATTATTCTAAAAAACACGCTCAATATGTACACAATAAAAAATTTCCAAAGAAAAAACCAGGATCAGATGACACCGGACCAGGCCGCTAAAGGAAAACAATGAAACTAATTACAGAATTAACTGAAGATATTAAATACGTCAAAGAAAATGTCGGAAATGGCGATAAACATTATTTTATCGAAGGTGTATTTATGCAATCTGACGTTAAAAACCGCAATGGAAGAATCTATCCAAAAAATACCTTATTAAAAGAATGCAAAAGGTATATTAACGAATATGTTGCTAAAGGTCGTGCAATGGGTGAATTAAACCACCCAACAGGTCCTACTGTAAATCTTGATAGAGTCTCGCACATTGTAAAAGAACTATATGAAGATGGCAGAAATGTCTACGGTAAGGCTAAAGTTCTTGATACGCCAATGGGCAAAATTGTAAAAAACCTTATTGATGAGGGTGCCCAACTTGGTGTATCTACAAGAGGTATGGGTTCGCTAAAATCAAAAAATGGTTATCAAGAAGTTCAAGAAGATTTTATGTTAGCTGCAATCGATATTGTAGCTGACCCTTCTGCACCAAATGCTTTTGTCAACGGAATAATGGAAGGCCGTGAATGGATTTTTGAAAATGGTATTTGGTCTGAACGACAATTAGATTCTGCAAGAAAAATTATTAAAAAATCTGGTTCAAAAAACCTAGAAAAAAACATTGTAAAAGTTTTTGAACAATATTTTAGGAATATCTAATGCCATTATTTGATCCCCACACCAATAAAATTTTATTAGAAGCTGCTAGTAAACCACCCAGAGTAAAAAGAAGATATGGTTTAGTTGGCAAACCAGCAAGAACTTTAAGTTCTTCCGGACCTTCTAGAATTACTGCTGGTGGTGGTGGCTCTGGTGTAGGTATCACAGGTGGTTCTTCAAGAGCATCCATGTCAACTCCTTGGGCAGGAACACCCGCTGCTCCCGGAACAGCAATGCCATCTGGCTCTGATATTGTATCACAGGGATATTGGGGAAATGTTGCAGCCAATGCTGACTCTGTTTTAAATCATTATCTTGGTTGGGTTCCAGATCCATTAATTAAGTCTGGTGCAAAACAATTAATTAAAACTGAATTGGCTGCAAGATATTTGGGTGGTATGGCTCCCACGACAGGATTAGTTGCTTCTTTGGGTGCTGCGGGACCAGCTGCTTCTGCAGCCATAAGAGGAACCACAGCAATTGCAAGTATGTTGGGATTAAGCCCAACTGTAGCTGGTATGGCTGGCGTTCCAACAGGAAGATTTGGTAGACTTGGTATAGAAGTTTCTGCTAAGTTACCACAATTGGCCATGATGGGAATAGATCCACTAGATTGGGCTACAAAAGCATTTGGTGCTCAATCTGCACTATCACATATGGCAAATATTGGTTCTCAGACAGCTGCCGCTGCTGTTGGAGCAGGTGGCTATCTTGAGAGAGGCAAAAGAAAAGGAATATATTAAAAAATATAAATAATTAAAGTTTGAAGGATAAAATAATGAATAATCTAAACCCACAATTTATGCAAGGACAATTCCCAGTAAATGGTGATGCTCGTACCCCAGATGGAAAAGGTACTTACATCCCAAGACCTGTTGTTAAGGCTAATAATTTAGCTAAGGCACAAGTACCAACTCCAGCAGCAGCCGCTGCAGGTGCTTTTCCTTCTTCGATGAATACTGCCGATTACGGAACCTCACAAAGAGAAAACGTTGTTGGTTATGAAGCTGAAGAAGAAGAAGATGAGGAAGAAACCGAAAACGAAACACCCGATGTAACTGAAGTAGAAGAAAGCAATTCTGAGCAATTTAGAAATGCTTTAATTTCATTACTAGGTGAAAGTGTTTCTGGTGAAACTATTTCACAACTTCATGCAATTTTTGAAGCAGCGGTAACAGAAAAAACAAACAATAAAGTAAACAAAATTGTCAATCAATTAGACGAAAACGTTGCTTCTTATCTTGAGAATGTGACAACAACTCTAGTTGAAAAAGTTGACGATTACCTTGATTACGTTGTCGAAGAATGGATGCAAGACAACAATATTGCCGTTGAACAAGGAATCAAAACTCAAATCGCTGAAAACTTTATCACTGGTTTGAAGAATCTTTTTGAAAATCACTACATTGATGTTCCAAATGAAAAGTATAACGCTTTAGATGAGCTTTATGCACAAAATAGAAATTTGGAAAATTCTTTAAACGCCACAATTAACGAAAATCTCAACATCAAGAAACAACTTATGTTGAACGAGTGTGCAACCATCTTTGTTGCTGAAACTAGAGATTTGGCTGACACTCAAGTTGCAAAACTTCAATCATTGATGGAAAACGTCTCTTTTGAAAATGTTGGCGAATATCAAGCAAAATTACTTGGAATTAAGAATAATTACCTTACTTCTCAAGCAAATTTTGTAAGACCAGCTCCACTTCAAAGAGCAAAACCAATTAATGAAGAAATGACATTTTCTGCAGTAAGACCAATGGAATCTTCCACCGTAGAAAATTACGCTAATGTAATCGGAAAACTTAACAAAAAAGTATAAAAATAACAAATTATAAATAATTTTACTTAGGAGATATTTAACAAATGAACTTTCAAGACAATACCCCATATGATATTTTAACAGAGAAGTGGAATCCCGTGCTTGATCACGGCGCTCTTCCAAACATCTCTGATGACTACCGTAAGAAGGTCACAGCTGTCCTTCTTGAGAACCAAGAACAATCTCTTCGTTCTCAGTACCTCACCGAAACCGATGGTTTGATGAACTCTGCAAACTTGGGCATGCCAACCAGCTTCACCAATAACGGTGGAGTTGCAGGTTATGACCCAGTTCTCATCAGCTTAGTTCGTCGTGCAATGCCAAACTTGATGGCCTATGATGTTTGCGGCGTCCAACCAATGACCGCCCCAACCGGACTCATCTTTGCAATGCGCGCTAACTATGGTGGATTCCAATACGGCAATACCACTTCATATACCGAAGCCATGTTCCAAGAAGCAATTCCTGGATTCGGTGGTTCTGGTTATACACTCGGTTCAACCGAGAAGGGTATCTGCGGATTCTTTGGTCTCTGCGGTTCATGCGGAAACAGCGCATTTAACAACCCAGTTTACCTCAGAAACAACGCCACTGCAGCTCAATTCAGCTCATTCCGTGGTATGTTGACTGCTAACGGTGAAGGTTTGGGTAGCGGAACTTCTAATCCTTACAGCCAATTTAACCAAATGGCCTTCTCAATTGACCGCGTTGCCGTCCAAGCTCGTACTCGCGCTCTAAGCAGCAACTACACAATTGAATTGGCACAAGACCTCAAGGCTGTTCACGGTCTAGATGCAGAAGCCGAACTCGCAAACCTCCTCAGCACAGAAATTCTTGCTGAAATCAACCGCGAAATCGTCAGAACCATCTATTATGTTGCTCGTAGAGGAACTGTCCAAAACGATATCACCTCTGCTGGTATATACGATCTTAACCAAGACTCTGACGGTCGTTGGTCTGCCGAAAGATTCCGTGGCCTCACTTTCCAAATTGAACGTGAATGCAACGCAATTGCCAAGGAAACCCGTCGTGGTAAAGGTAACTTCGTCATCGTTGACAGCGATACTGCTGCTGCTCTAGCCATGTCTGGCTTCATGAGCCTCAGCCCCGGCATCGCACCACAACTCAATGTTGATGATACCCAAAGCACCTTTGCTGGATTGCTAAATGGAAAAGTCCGCGTATATATCGATCCTTACACCCCACTCGGCGTAAACTTCTTCTGCGCTGGTTATAAGGGCGAGTCTCCATATGACGCTGGTCTCTTCTACTGCCCATACGTTCCTCTCCAAATGGTCCGTGCAGTAGATCCAAATACTTTCCAACCAAGAATTGGATTCAAGACCCGTTACGGCGTAGTTGCTAACCCATACGTCCTAAACGGAACCACACCAGACGGTGAAGCTCTCACTCAAGGTATCAACCAATACTACCGCCTAACTCAAGTCAATAACCTCCACGGTATGACCCAAGGTTAATAGGTAAGTAAAGAGACGAATAAACCCCTCCCGAGAAATCGGGAGGGGTTTTTCTTTGCATAAATATTTTATATGAATGGTTTTAAAAAATATTTAATCGAATCTGAAATGGAATTCAGTTTGGCTCCCGGTCAATCGGTGGCGGGAACAAATTATGATTGGGATCCAAATTATAGAAACATTCAATTGGGATCTTCATTAAATCCTTTGACAACTGGTGAAGCACAAAGTCCCTTAGATGTAAATCGCAGCATGCTTTGGTTTTTTAATTTTAATTTGTCAGATACTCTTCCGCAAAATCATCCACATTATCAACAATGGATACAATGGTTAAATCAATGGGTTTTTCTTGCGCGAAATTGGAATTATATTCCAGAGACCACTAGAATGATAACATATGCTGATTTGTATAGAAGATATACTGAAGGAAACACTACTCCACCTTATGGTCCTGTAGGATATCATAGAGGCTGGCAAGAAATTATAAATTATCGTTGGCCAGAATTTTTAGCAACTCGTTATAATAAAGATATGACTGGAAGTTGTATTTACCAATTTCCAAATACTTCCGGAAATAGTCCTTGTTACTATGGTAGCGGAACACCCTCTCAATAAAAATGACAACTAATCCTTGCCAAAGTAATACTAATAATCTTTACGCAAACTATTTTAGTTTTAAAATTGAGCGTGGTAGCGATCCTCTTGAGTTAATGGTTCAAAAGGCAAATCTTCCTGGTATTACCGTACCAGATCAAGCACAACCAACAATATTTGGTACAACAGTTCCAGTTCCAACAATGACGGTCCAATATGAACCTCTAGTTGTTGAGTTTATGGTAGACAGCGATCTTGCCAACTGGAAAATTATTTATTCTTGGATGAGAGATATTACAAATATTCAAGATGCAACCAGTTACGATTTAACATATCAACGCTGGCATTACAGTGGTGCTTTAATATTGCATCCAACTATTGGTTGTGATACTCCCAATCCAGTATTAACAGTAAAATTTGCAAATTTAATTCCTGTAAGATTGTCGGGATTAATTTTTCAATCTGATACTGCAGATGCTCCTATTATAAAAGCATCTGCAACATTTAAATATTCTTATTATGAGCTTACTCCGGATGCTCCTACAGAACTTGGTGGAAGCTACGGAACTTAATTACATATAATCCATAGGGTTGTCTGACCAGCTTTTAGGATCTTCTGGTGGGTTCTCTGGTTTATATGGCATTTTAGTGGACTCAGGTTTCATTATAGAGCGTTTCTTCTTCTTAGATGGGGGCTCAGGCTCTTCTTCTATGGTGCCCGTCCTAGAGGATTCTGGCTCTTCTTCGTCTTCGTCGCCTACATCTTCGTCGCCTACATCTTCACCCAGATCAGCTAAAATTTCTACACCCTCATAGGTGTCCATAAGGTCATTTACAAAATTTACAAAATCTTCATTTGTAAATAAGTCATTTAAAAGTTGTAAACCCGTATCAACATCGACCATGCCTTCTGGCATACTATTTTGAATAGATTTTGGATCGGTTTGAACAGTCATAAAATAAATTTCATACATTTTTTCTAATTCTGCAGAAGGCTGCGCTACGAATACAATTGCAGATTTGTTTAGTGATATTTCAAATGATTTAGTGGAAGCAGCATAATTAGTCAGTTTAACAAATTCAATGGGATTTCCTTTTGAATCTTTTCCCATATAATTTTCTAATTTAGCTGGAAACTTAATTGCTATTTTGTCGGGCATTGAATCGCTAACTAGACCTGCGATTTCTTCTCCTGTTAGGAGCTTAACAACTCTTAATATGCCCGAGAATGAATTCTCAGGAAGCGAATCGGACATAGGAATGTCCTCCCTTCCCTATTATTTATCTTTTGGTAGTTCCATCGACACTATCTTGTAATCAAACTTTTCTTTCTTGTATATCTTTATACGTTCTTCAAAATGTTTGAATACATGATTTTTATACGACTTGGTGCAAAGATCATCTACAATGTCAAAAACTTTGAGTGTCTTCTTGTGTGCTGATACACGTAAGCCTCTTCCGATGCTTTGCAGCAAACGAATTACAGACTTAGTAGGTGACGCAAAAATGATATTGTCAAGATTAACAATGTTGATGCCAGCACTAGTAGTGCCATAACTGGCCACAAGGATTGCGTTTTTTTCCGTGTCGATGACACGACGGATGTATTCTCTTGCGTCTGCATCCGTTTTTCCGTAGATAAGATATACTTTTCTATCGCCAGCCGCTGCCTTAATGAGAGAGTGCAAGGGCTTTCCTTGTCCTTCAACGTAGTTGAAGAGGACGAGGGTGTTTCCTTTGGTGTTAAGTGCGAGGTCTCTGATGAACTCATTACGCCTATCATTACTTATAAGCCACTTTATTTCGTCTGGGTATCTTTGCTTCTTAAGCAACTCTTTTTCAGCTTCAGTGTACTTCAACAGTATGGCATCGATTCCGAGGGTGGCAAGTAATCCCTTATTCATGAGGTTCTTGGTCTGTATGAACTGTATGGCTGGTCCCAAGATGCCTTCGATGCTTAGACGATGTGCTTGCGCTTGATCAAGGGTTCCGGTTGTTCCGATTCGAAACCAAGCCTTTGACATCTTTTGGCCAATCATGTTTATCGACTCGGCCTTGGCTTGATGGCATTCATCAAAGATCACTGCATCAAACTTATCAAACCACTCTCTGGGAAGTTTATAAACAGATTGCCAAGTAGAAACTATGATTGACTTATTTGTTTCTTTCTCTGCCCCTGAACTAATCTTGTGTACTGATTTTCTGCAATTCCACTTGGGATCATTCTTTGAATAGTCAAAAAAGTCAGACTCCATCTGGTTTACAAGTCCCACCGTAGGTACCAGAATCAATATTTTTCTGTCTGGCTTTATTACGGATAGTAGCCATCGGAGCAAGACGTATATTATTAAACTTTTCCCAGAGCCTGTCGGGGATATAATTACACACCGGTGATTGTTTATAGCGTGGACGATTGCTTGTGACTGATGTGGATGCATTTGTATAGAAGACTTTTTCACCGTTACATTTAGTCCAGTATAAAGCGTAGCAAGTTCCTCCGTTGTTATGCATAGATCTTTTTTGCTTTCTTTGAAAGAAATGGAATACTTGCGCTCGTCTGAAAACTTTTTTAAGTAAGTCTTTAAACCCCGGGGAAGAGTGGATGTAAGAATATCATACAGACGGATCTTGCCATCCCACAGTCTGCGTTTGAACATAGGCATATATTGAGCACCTGGAACCATAAATGAAAAATAGTCCCGTAACTCTTTCTTTAATGCTTGCTCTGTTTTGATGTAGTAACGAACTTCATCAATAGATTCAACTTCAATGTCCACATAATATTTATGCTATACCATTCATCATTTTATGCCATTCGATGGCAGATTTTATCATAAAATTTCTATTATTGAGTGAACGTATGTATTCTTCAACCATTTTTAATTTTACTTCTGTAACTGCTATTTTAGATTTTAAATCTATAACTTTTGGATCTGCTTCCACAAATTGTTCAACATCACTTTTTAGTAATGTTAAATCTGAAGGTTCTTCCTTCCATTCTTCAAGTTCTTCTCTTGAAACTTTCCCGGTATAAATTTTCCATTTACGCAATTTTAAAACAGCCAAATCATTTTGATATTTGGTCAAAAGTAATTTGACATCTGCTAAAATTGTAAGATACTTTGAGTGTATTTGAGGTATCTTAAGAGACTCTATTCCTAACTCTGTAGAGTCTATTTGAGAGTCTTTATTAATAAGTTCTTTAAGGTTCTCTAGATTCATCTTTTAAGATGTATATTAAAGTACTCTAGAGTAAAGTCAAATAAATAATCTTGACATTTCTTTAGAGTGATCTATAATTGTTGAAAGGACTAAAATGATTATTGATTTGCGTGAAATTCCAGTAGTCTGGATAAATTTAGATTCAGCAAAGAAAAATGCTGAAACTATGGAACAACGATTTCAAAAATTTGGTTTTAAAAATACACACAGAAAACCAGGAATTGTAATTCCACCTCCCCCCAATACAGATAAAAGTATTGCCCATTTTAGAGGGTGTGGAATGTCTCATATTGAAATTTTAGATGACGCAAAGTATTCTACTCCACTTCTCATTTTGGAAGATGACGTAGAGTTTGCAGACAATTTTAATCCTGTTATAGAAATTCCAGATGATGCTGATGGTGTTTATCTTGGGATTTCACATGGCAATATTTACTATGGATCATGTAAACATGATGAAAATTATTTAAGAATTGGCGGCATATTAGCAGCACATGCTATTTTATATGTAACACAAAATTATAGGCAAGCTATGTCAGAAGTTGGGAAGTTTTGTCTTTATACTTTGAATAAACCTTGGGATGTTGGAACAGCCGGAATACAAACCCAGTTTAAAGTTTATACACCAAATAGTCCTTTAATTTATCAATGTGACGACAGGGAAAGTTCCAATAAATGGCAAATGCTTACTGATCGCCCTCTAGAAAACAGAAATACAACATTTCAATGATATCATTTAAAACTTTAGGTGTACACGGCAGAACTGGAAATCAAATGTTTCAATATGCCTGTTTATATTCAGTAGCTAAAAAAAATAATTATGAATTTGGGGTACCTTACAAAAATAAACACACAAATCCATATTATAATTTTACATTACCAGAATATTTTAAAAATTTAAGTGCAAAAGATTGTTCTAATTTTTTACCTTCATATTTATATGAAGCCCCTAGCTGGGATTACAATGAAGAAGTTTTTAATGTAAAAGATAATACGGAAATAAGAGGTTATTTTCAAAGTGAAAAATATTTTTCAGATTACAGAGAAGATATTAAAAAAGAATTTACATTTAAAGATAATGTATATGACGAAGCTTTAGAAAAAAGAAAAAAAATTAAAGACCCTTTGATAGCAATTCATGTAAGAATTGGAGATTTTAAATTATTGGCAGGACATCATCCAATATGCAAAGAAGACTATTATTTAAATGCTTTAAACTTTTTACCTAAAGATATACCATATGTAATTTTTAGTGATACACCATTAGAAGTTTACGATGTTTTAAAAAATAATGGAAGAAATAAAAACTTAGGTCAAAATCTTGATGAAAAAACAGATATGTGTTTAATGAGTCTTTGTGACTATCACATTATAGGAAATAGTACTTTTAGTTGGTGGGGTGCATGGCTATCAAATACCAATAAAGTAATATCACCCGCATCTTGGTTTGGAGAAAAAACCAACATTCAAAAATGGTCTGATATATATTGTAAAGACTGGGTGATTATATGAATACGTTGAATATTTTTACTAACGCTTTTACTACACATTCTTGTTTAAATTATCCACCAAAAACATTTCAATGGGTATTCAACAAATATCCAGAACAAAATGCACCTGTTGTATATTTTGACGATGCTATTTTTAGATATTTAAATGATGGATACACTGGGCCAAAATATGGTTGGCTGGGGGAATCGTCGGAAATTATATCATCTATTTTAATGGGTATAACATCAAATAAAGATGTTTTAAAACTACGTTATAAAAAAATATTTACCAACGATAGACGAGTAATAAACATTGATCCTAATTTTTTTCAATACAATCCACCAGCATCAAACATGCCGTGGATAAAAGAGCCAAAAGTATACGAAAAAAATAAGTTATGTTCTTATATTACAAGTTTTAAACAATTTACTTCTGGCCATATTAAACGAATGGAGCTATTTGAAAAACTAAAAAACAATCCAAAATATCAAGATCATATTTTTGGCAGAGATTATAGATATCTTCCAGATAAAATTGATGGTCTAAAAGATTATATGTTTTCCATAGTAATCGAAAATAGCATTTATCCAAAATATTATACTGAAAAAATAACAGATTGTTTTGCCACAGGAACGGTTCCCATTTATTATGGTGACAGATCAATAGAAGAGGATTTTGATTCAAGAGGTATTATTTTTATTGACGATCTAGAAACATTTGATAACCTTACACCAGAATTATATCAAGAATGTTTACCATACGTAAAAAATAATTTTGAAAAAGTTATCAATCTTACTACAGCTGATGATTATATTTTTAATAGCATAGCAAATGATTAAATTATCAATATACGGATTTTGGCCAGATTTTAATTACGAAGATAACTTTTTTAAATCTTTATTTCAAGATATTTATGGTAAAGATTTTAGTTATACAACAAATCCTTACGAATCTAATTTGTGTTTGATTGGAGAAAATTTAGTACCACCAAATTTAGATAGATCAAAAACAAAATTAATATCACACATAGCAGAACCAAAAGATCCATTTTATGATACTGCTGAATATCATTTTACTTTTGATCCAACAGATTTAAATAGAGGTAATATAAGACTTCCTTTGTGGATGATCTATATAAATCGATATAATCTAGTATCTAATCAAAATCCTATACTTCCAGTTAATGTAAACAATTTGCAAAATAATGAATGGTATAATACACCAAAAACAAGTTTTTGTATAACACCATTTTCTGCAGTGCATAAAAATAGAATTGAATTTTGGCAAACCTTAAACACATATAAAAAAACAGATGGTTTTGGATTACCTTTTGGAAATGGGGATCACGAAAGAAATCAATTAAAAAAATATTACGTAATTTCACCTTATAAATTTTGCATGGCATATGAAAATACTAATAAATTGGGTTATGTTACTGAAAAAATTTTACAAGCAAAAACATCAGGCTGCATACCAATTTATTGGGGATCGGAATATGTATTAAAAGATTTTAATCCAAACAGTTTTATTTATGTAAATAATTTTAATTCGATACATGATGTTTTGGAATACGTAAAAATGGTAGACAATGATGAAAGTTTATATCAAACTATTCATAATAGTCCAATTTTTCATTATAATATAAATGAAAAATATGAGCAAATAAAAAATCAAATTAAACAAACAATTTCATTATGAAAGTTCAAATAATTACATTACCAGAAGCTAAAGAAAGACAAGAAAAAATAACCAAATCTTTCAATGAATATAATATTAATTTTGAATTTAAAAGCGGTGTAGCTTTAAATGAATGTTCATTTATTGAAGAAAATGGTACTCATTATATTTTATTTGAAAATAATAAAATAAAAATTAATGAGGATAAACTATTAGAAAATACGAATAGAAATTGGATCAGATTTGGAGAGATTGCTGCTTATATAGCCCACTATAAACTTTGGAAAGCTTTTTTAAATACAAACGATTTAAGTATTTTAATTTGCGAAGATGATGCAAAACCAAATGCAAATATAGAATTTTTTGAATCATTAATTTGTGATGATTTGTATTTTATAAATCTTCAAAATGTTACCGCACACAACCAATCTAAACAATTTTTATATAGACAACCATTTGTTGAACAAAAAAATGATAATCTGATTGAGTACAAAGCACAGTTGCCTTTATTGTGTGAGGGATTGGCTGCATATTTGTTGACTAGGGCTGGAGCCCAGTTAATGTGTGACTATATAGAAGAGAATGGTTATGTTGGTCCAAATGATTGTATGATTACAAAACTGTGTCAAAATAAAATAATGCCGATACACGCTCCAATTAAATTGGATAGATGTTTTGGTTTAGAAGAAGAAACGTATTTTACATCATATACACACAGTGGATCTTTTAAAACTTTTAAATCATTTAATAAAATGGTATTGCAGGTAAAGGAGTAATATGGCTTATCTTTTAATAGAAAGAAGGACTGGTGGATTATTATCGTGTTTTAATCTCATAGCAGCCAGCTTATTGCATCTGTATGAAAATAATATAAACAGTTTTTATTTTATATGGAAAGCACAGACCTACCAAAATAATGTAAATGAAAATCTTTTTGATAAATTTATATTTAAACAAACTGTTCCACCGACAGAAGAACAGTGGTCAAAGACACTAAGTGTTTTTGATCTTAGTCACCAATACTATACTCCAATAACTCCAATAGAAAAAATTATAAAAGTAAATGATGCATTAAAACGGTGTAACTACTTCGCAAATCCAATTTTTAATCATTTATCAGAAATAGTTCCATTCAAGTCAAACACCTTGGGTGTGCATGTAAGAAGAACAGACCACGCAATACATGGTGATATTTTACCAGATGAATATTATTTTGAAAAAATAGATAAAAATTTAGAAACTGGAAAATATAATAATGTTTTTTTGGCTACGGATGAATATAAAATCGTAGATTCATTTAGAAAAAAATATGGAGATAAACTTTTTATAAATGAAAATATTACACGAAGTAGCACTGATGTTACAATACCATTTTGCAATTTTGAAGACAAAGATAAATTAGCTATTGATATTTTTAAAGAAGGAATAGCATTATCTAAATGTGACAAAATGATATTTACCAGCAGCAATGTTTCAACCTATGTAAGAATAATTAAGCCTGAGATAGATTGCGAGCAAATAGATACTCATATACAGTTTAGATGATTTTTTAATATAAAGGAAAATAATAATGAATAATAGAATAAACGACTTAAAAAATTCAGTTTTTTATGCATTAAATAATGAAAATCAATATAATATTTCTGATCAAATTTTTAATATTAAAGGGTTTTCTGGAAAAGAATATAAAAAATTTGTTAACAGATTGTTATCAAGAGATATTGTAAAAAATTATGTAGAAATTGGTGTGTGGCATGGATCTACTGTAATAGCAGCTTTAAATGGAAATGAAAATAAATTAAACCATTGGGTTATAGATAATTTTTCTCAATTTGGATCACCAAAAGATGATTTTTTAAATAATTGGAATTTAAATTTAAAATGTCCTGTTAATTTGATCGATTCAGATTGTTTTAAAATAGATTTTGAAAAACAAAACATGAAAGATATTGACGTGTACTTTTATGATGGTGATCATAAAGAAGAAGATCATTATTTGGCATTAAAGTATTATTACCCTTCTATGGCAAATTCTTTTATTTATATGGTTGATGACTGGACTTGGACAGATGTACAATATGGGACTATAAGAGCAATTAATGATTTAAAATTAAAAATTCATTCTCATATTTCATTTCAAGGATATGAAGATTCAAACGGTTGGTGGAATGGATGTGGGATATTTATTTTTGAAAAATAATTATGAGTGAAATTAATACATTGATATTTTATAATGGTGGGCACAATGGCGATGTTCATTACTCTAGAGAATTTGTAAAAGATTTACAAAAAAAAATAAATATTCATTCTGAATATTATTTGCCACTGGGAAGCTCACTAAAAATAGTAAAAGATATAAAAAACATTATTTTTAAAAATAATAATTTATTTAATTTTAATTCTAATGAATTTTTTGTAGATAATGAAAATAAAATATTATTTGTAAACACCTGGGTCGGATCTTCAAATGGTAAACATTTAGAAATGATGATGGGTTGTTCATTAAATACAAATTATAAAAAATTTCAAAATATTTATAGATGTTTAAATATTTCCATAGAGGATATAAATTTTTATATTCCAGAAATAGATTGGTCTTTTTTTGATGTTACACATGTTGATGAATTTTTAAAAAATAATATATTCGATAAGTATGTTTTAATATCAAATGGGCCAGTATTATCTGGACAATCAGCAGATATAAATTTAGATAATATTATACTTTCGCTAGCACCCAAAAATAAAAATATCGCATTTATATTGACGGATAATAGATCAAAAATACAACTTCCAAATGTGTTTTATACTTCGGATTTTATAAAAACCAATGGTGGTGATTTAAATGAAATTGCTTATCTTGGGTCCAAATCCAATATTATAATTGGTAAAGGAAGCGGGCCATTTTGTTTTTGTCATAACAAAGAAACCTTATATAATCCAAATAAAACTTTTATTTCTTTTACAAATTATATGGTTGATGGTAAATGGGCATTACCAGAACATTTGCCAAAAGAACAAGCAAAACAAATTTGGTCAAATAATTTTGATTATGGACACATATGTAATATAATTCAAAATGAAATTATGGAGATATTATGATTGATATAGCAAATAAAATAGAGGAATTAATCACTCACAGGGTAAAAGAAGTATTAGATAAAAAAGACGGGATACCAGAATTGCCTTTGGAATTAGCCGTTTCTGATAATTTAGGAGAAGTAATTGAAAAACTAGTGATTCTTCACATCAGAACATGGTTCTTAGAAGATATGGCCGGTATCGCTAAAACAGATTCTGAATTGGCTGATATAAAAAGAAAGGTTGATATTTGCTTCAAGCAAAAGAGGCCAATGTATGTTCAGGCAATTAATAAAATGGTTGATGCGGCGATCAAAGATGGAAAAACATTGCGTGAAGACAGTGTAAAAGTTTATAAAAATTTTGATACAAAATGACTAAACACCTGATACAAAAGATATTAGAGCTAGCTCATAAAAAGAAAGAGGGGCATATAGGAAGCTCTCTTTCTATTCTTGATATTTTATATGTTCTTTACGGTAAATTTATTACAAACACAAACAATAAATTTATATTGTCCAAGGGGCATGCATCTTTAGGGCTTTATGTTGTATTAAATAATTTTAATTTACTGAAATGCGATATAAACAGTTTTTGTGATTTTAATTCAGAACTTGGTGGCCATCCGTGCAATAAAACAGAATCGGTAGAGACATCAACTGGTTCGTTGGGCCACGGATTACCAATAGCTGTTGGAATGGCAATGGGATATAAGATACAAAATAAAGATAATAAAGTTTTTGTCTTAATAGGTGATGGAGAAGCGAACGAAGGTTCTATATGGGAATCTGCTATGCTAGCATCACACCACAAACTAAACAATCTTTATTGCGTATTGGACCACAACAGATCAGGAGATAGAGCAGTAAAAATTGATGATGTAAAAGAAAAATTTAAATCATTTAATTGGGACTGTCTTGAAGTAGACGGACACGATCAACGACAATTGATTGATGCTTTTTCTCATACATCAGAAGACAAGCCAATTTTTATTCTTGCAAATACCATAAAAGGTAAAGGCATTAAAGTGATGGAGAATAATCCAGAGTGGCATCACAAGTCTCCAAATATTGATGAGTTGAATATTTTTATCGGTGAGCTAAATTAATGAGAAAACAATTTACAAAATCTATACAAGAAATTTTATATTCAAATGAAAAAACTTGTCTGCTTCTTGGGGATATAGGAGTATTTGGTTTCAGAAATGAACTAAAAAACATTCCATCCAGAGCCTACAATATAGGAATCCTTGAGCAGGCCACGATAGGTGTGGCAGCAGGACTGGCCAAGACGGGTTTAATTCCATTTGTACACACCATCGCACCGTTCATCGTAGAACGAGCTCTGGAGCAGCTAAAGGTCGATTTTGGTTATCAATGTTTAAATGGTAATTTTATCAGTGTTGGTGCGTCATATGATTATGCATCTCTCGGATGCACCCACCACTGCCCAGCAGATATTTCCTGCTTGCTGTCTATACCTAATATGGAAATAGTGTGTCCCGGAACATCAGCAGATTTTGATAAATTATTAAAAGTTAGTTACAATAATGGAAACCCTACTTACTTTAGATTAAGTGAATTTGAAAATACTGAAGAATTTGAAGTTTCTTTTGGAAAAGCAATTGTTGTAAAAAAGGGATCCAAAGCAACAATTGTATGTTATGGAAATATTTTACAATCGGTATTGAATGCCACAAAAGACTTAGATGTTACGATTCTGTATTATACAACAGTAAGACCTTTTGATGCCGATACTTTGATGCAAAATAGCAACGAGATTATTATAATTTGTGAACCTTTTTATGAAGGAACTACAAATTATTTAATAACAAAGGCATTAGAAGGACAAAAATATAAATTATACAATATAGGAATTCCTCGTAAATTTTTAACAAACTACGGCACAAAAAAACAGCACGATGCTAATATCGAAATGGATGAGGTTGGCATAAATAAAAGGGTATTGGAATGCTTGAAATAATTTATAAAGACGCAGACAAAACAATCAATTCTATTGATTTTTCTAAACTAGCAAATAAAAAAATACTGATTACCGGCGCATCTGGTCTAATCGGGCTTCACATTGTTGCAACTCTGGTACAGCTAAAAAAGAAAAAAGATCTAGAAATATTTTGCTGGGTCAATTCTAAACTAGATAAAAAAATATCAAATTTGTTTGAAACATGCAATGTTATTTTTGGAAACCTTACAGATGCAAAAACAATTGCAGAAGTAAATGAAAAATTTGATGTGATCATTCATGCTGCAGGATATGCCCAGCCACAAAAATTTACTGGCGATAAGTTAAATACCATAAAATTAAATACAGAAACAACTAATAATCTTTTTAATTTACTAAAACCAAACGGCACATTTGTTTTTTGTAGTACCAGTGAAATTTATAGCGGTTTGGTCAAGGAAAACATAACAGAAGAAGAGATCGGAACCACCACACCAGATCATCCTCGCTCATGTTATATTGAAAGTAAAAGATGCGGTGAAACCATATGTCACGCTTATAAAGACAAAGGATTTGATGTAAAAATTGCTAGGATTAGTTTGGCTTACGGTCCTGGAACCAGAATAAATGATTCTAGAGTCATGCATAGCATTATACAAAAAGGTCTAGAGCAAGGCGAGATAACACTCTTAGACAGCGGAATGTCCATGAGAACATATGGTTATGTTATGGATTTGGTAGAAATGATATTTAATATTACTTTACATGGAAAAAATACAGTGTATAATGTATGCGGAGATTCTAAAATTTTAATAAGTGAGTTGGCTTCCAAGATAAGTAATAAATTAAATTGTAGTCTTTCTATTCCTAAAGATGATAAAAATGCATTGTCTGGGAATCCAAAAGCTGTAAATCTAAGTTTAAAAAGATATACAAACGAATTTGGTAAACCACAATTTATTAAAATTGAAGAAGGAATCGAAAAAACAATTTCTTGGCAAAAATACATATGCGACAAACAATAAAACTTGTAAAAGACACCATTTCAAATAATGAAATAGATCAATTGTGTGATTGGTTAAAAACCTACCCGCAATTAACTAAAGGCAAATTAACCGAACAATTTGAAAGTGAGTGGGCTAATTGGCTTGGGGTCAAGCATGCAGTATTCCTTAATTCCGGATCCTCCGCTAATTTAGCTATGGTATATGCTTTAAAGGTTAGCAACAAACTAAAAAATAATAAAATTATTGTACCCTGCGTATCGTGGGTTACTACAATTAGTCCAGCCATTCAGCTTGGATTGGAGCCCATTCTTTGCGAAACTGATAAAGACACTTTGGGATTAGATATAGAGTATTTTGAAAAACTTTGCAAAGAACACAATCCAGCATGCGTTATTTTAGTACATGTGTTGGGCTTTCCAAATAAAATGGAAGAAATACAAAATATTTGTAAAAAATATGATGTAATTCTTCTTGAAGATTCTTGCGAAAGCGTTGGAACAGAATACAAAGGAAAACAAACCGGAACCTTTGGTTTAATGTCATCGTTTTCAACGTACTTCGGCCACCACTTTTCTACAATAGAAGGTGGTTTTGTTTGCACTAACGATTTTGAATTATATGAAATATTAAAATCAATTAGATCTCATGGATGGAGCCGTGATCTTTCTAAAGAAACAAAAGAAAAATTGCAAGCCGAAAATAATATAGATGATTTTAGAAATTTTTATACTTTTTATTATCCGGGATTTAATTTAAGAGCAACAGATGTTCAAGCATTTTTGGGAATCAATCAACTCAAAACATTAAAAGAAAAAAATATAAAAAGATATCAAAACTTTTTATTGTATGATTCTTTAATTAAAAATGATTATTGGAAAATAAAATACTCTGATTTTGTTAGTAATTTTGCATATCCCATAATTCACCCAAATAAAAGCAAAATAGCAAACAATTTACAAAATGGAAATGTTGAATGTCGTCCGTTGATTTGCGGCAGTATGTCTCGGCAACCATTTTATTATAAACAATTTGGTTTGCAAGTATTTCCGTTCTCAGACATAATCCATAATCATGGATTATATTTGCCAAATAATCCGGATATGACAGAAGAAGATATCAAATACATTGCAAACATTGTAAATGAAACAATTATAAAGGAATAAGATGAATAAAAATTCAAAAATATTTGTGGCTGGACATAGAGGTTTAATAGGTTCAGCAATAGTAAGAAAACTAGAAGAAAAAGGCTATACAAACATTATTAAACGAACACGCCAAGAGATGGACTTGAGAGATCAGTTGGCTGTCTGGCATTTCTTTAATAAAGAAAAGCCCGAATATGTATTTTTGTGTGCTGCTAAAGTGGGTGGTATCGGCTGGAATAAAGAATGCCCAGCAGAGTTTACATACGACAATTTACAAATACAAAATAATGTAATACACAGCGCCCATCTTACTGGAACAAAAAAACTATTATTTTTAGGATCAGCATGCATTTATCCAAAAATCACACCACAACCAATTAAAGAAGAATATTTGATGACGGGTGAGTTGGAAGAAACCAATGCTGGTTATGCTTTGGCTAAAATTGTTGGTTTAAAAATGTGTCAATATTATAAACAACAATATGGTTTCAATTGCATTTCATTGATGCCAGCAAATGCATATGGAATAAATGATAATTTTAATATTCAAAAGTGTCACGTAATTCCAGCTCTTATTAGAAAATTTATTGATGCTAAAGAAAACAATTTACCTACGGTAACATGTTTTGGCGATGGCACACCAACAAGAGAATTTATTTGCTCAGATGATATGGCAGATGCTTGTGTATTTTTAATGAATACCTATAATGAGTCAGACATTATTAACGTTGGAACGGGAATGGATGTTACAATAAAGGAATTGGCAGAAACAATAAAAGAAAAAGTGGGTTACACTGGAAAAATTGTTTGGGATACTAGTAAACCAAACGGAACACCACTTAGAAAGTTAAGTAATGAAAGACTCAATAAACTTGGTTGGGAATCTAAAATTAATTTAAATGAAGGTATCTCCAAAACAATAAACTGGTATATGGCAAATAGAGAAAATTATGATAGAAACTAATACAAAGTATAATATGAAAAAAGCTTTAATAATTGGCGCCAATGGACAAGATGCTTCGTACTTAGCAGAGTTTTTAATTGAAAAAAACTATGAAGTACACGGAACAATTAGAAGAAATTCTGTTCCCGAATCTCAAACAACAAGAATTCAACATCTTCACGATAAAAATTTAATAACACTGCATTATGCGGATTTAACAGATCCAATAAGTATAGAAAGCGCAATACAAAAATTGCAACCAGATGAAATTTACCATTTGGCTGCACAGTCTCACGTTCAAATTTCTTTTGAGTTACCACAATATACTTTAGATGTAAATGGTGGTGGTACGCTTGCCGTTTTAGAGGCAGTAAGAAGATTTTCTCCACATTCTAAAGTCTATCATGCTGCAACCTCAGAAATGTTTGGAAATTCTTCAGATCCAGATGGCTTTCAAAGAGAAACGACACCGATGATCCCAGTAAGCCCATATGGTTGTGCTAAATTGTACGCCCATACCCTATGCAGAAATTACGCTCAATCTTATGGATTATTTGTTTGCTCTGGTATTCTTTTTAACCATGAATCTCCGAGAAGAGGTATTAATTTCGTAACAAATAAAGTTGCTTTACAAGCAGCCAAAATCAAACTTGGTTTGGCCAATGAGCTTGTACTTGGTAACTTAAAAGCAAAAAGAGACTGGGGCC